TTACCGGTTGCTCTTTGCTATTTGTATATACTCCGAATACAGTATCTCTGCATACGGGTTATCGCTCGAAATGGTCTGATGCACCGACTTCACCCGCTTCCAGAACCACCAGCCCTTGTACTCCACCCACACCGCCTGACGCAGCGTCACCGGCACCCGTATCTCGCCCCGTAGCCGGTTGTCCTCGATGATTCCCGTAAGCTGAATATGCGGCGTAATCATCTCCACCTTCTGCCGCAATACCGGCACCGTATCCCGCACGACGACCGTATCGCGGACCGCCGCGTCTATCGGTCCTGCGACCTCCACCTCGTGCCGTGCCGCCGCTTCGAGGTTTTTGATTTTCACCCCAAGCCGCTTTATCCGCTCAGCATCTTCCGCTCGCAGCCGCTTGTATTCGTCCACCCGCAGCCGCAGCGCGTTCACATCCATCGCCATTGTCGTCGAATCCACACGGATGCGTTTCATATCCGACAGCAACGCTTCGGTATTGCTGCGGTAGCGGTTGCGTTCCTCCTTGAGATAGCCGTTACGCTGCCATAGGAAAGTGGTGGCCCCACCGAGCAACAGCACGGCAAGGCTGAGGTACAGGGTACTTTCACGCATGACGGACCGATTCTGCGGGGATGAACCACTCGTATTCCTCTTGGTACGGGTCTTTGAGGAACACCATATATCCCTTGCATCCGCGACGTTCGGGACCGGTCAGGTCTTCCGACACGATACCCGTTTTCCCGACCAGTTCTTCCAGCATCATCTCCGTAAGCTGGGACGATGCCACTATCTTCACTTTTGAATTTCTTGCAATCATAACGCTTTGTATTTGATGAATAGTAATTTAGATTCCTTCCGGTTTCTCAATCATTTATCGTTTTTGCTTTAAGAGTTCCTTGATGTCCTCCCGCATTTCCCGGATATCGGTCTGCAAGGAGGTAAATTGGGTCATCGTCGCCTCGAACACTGCTTTGTCGAGTTTGATGGCGTCGATGCGTTCGTACTGGTCCTGCACTTTCACCTCTAACGTCTGACAGCGGCGTGTCAGTTCATTGATGTGTTCGGTGTTGCTGACATGCTGTACATAGAGGGTCACGACGAACGAGACGATGACCAATATTGTCCGCAGATTGTCGCTGATGAAGTTTCTTACTTGTGTCATGATGGATTTTGTATTAAGATGGAATAAGCATTCGTGATGGCCTCCATAAGCCGGGCGGCGACCTCGGAATCTCGCAGTAGTCCATATAACAGCAACCCGAGGATAACGAGGATGTAAAGCACCCGTTCCGCCGTGCGGTGGCTGAGCTTCGGTCGGTTTCTATTTTCACTCATGGGGCGTCGTGGGTTGCGGTACGATGACGTTGAAGACTACGCCGCCCTCACCGCCGTCGATACGGAGTTTGGTCTCCTGAGAGCACTTGATGGGATACAGCTCCATGAGGGCTTTGGCGGCATTGACGGCTACGGCACGCAATGGTGCCGGGGAAAGCGGTACGCCGAATTTGTCGGTGTACTCGGCCGAGGAGGTTTCGCTCATCACCGCTTTGAGTGTCTCGGCCACCTGCAACCGGGTGGCGATGGTCTCGACGTCGAACTGCACGCTATCGATCATCTCTCGGATGCGGGCTGAAATATGCGGACGTCCCAGCAGCAGGCGGCTGGCGATGGGTACGTTCTTGCCCTTGCCAAACACTTCCTCGTAACATTTGCGGTGGTTGCCGGCATAGAGCGGACCGCCGGAGACGTACAGGTCGCAGAACTTGTCCTCATCTTCGGTCAGCGGCTTGTCCGCCAAAGGGACAGGCACCGCCGGCAGCACCTCATTTGTCTTATCGTTATCTTTCTTTTTCATCATGTTGTCGTTTGAAAAAGGCCCGGAGAAGTTCCGGGCCGGAGTTCTTTCTATTAAAGAATAGAGAATTACTTATCCGGCGGTTGAATAAAGTCAGCTTTTCTGGAGATAAGCTGTTCCATCAGTGTCTGGTAAAACACATCGGCCAGTGCGTCGGCACATGCCTCGGCATCCGCCAGCGAGTTGATGAGCCGCATGTTGAACACCACGTTCAGGTCATACCCTGTAATGGCGGCCATCAGTTCGTTGCCGTCGTAGTTCAGCACCCCGTAGGTCATGCGGTCTTCCGCCCGGAATGTGACCCGTTCTATCTTGTCGTCTTTCTTCTCTTCCATAGATTCAGATTTTGAAATGGTCCCTCGTTTTCGGTGTCCGCTGCTGCGAAATGTCCGTATCCCCGTTCTGCCGCAGACGGCGGCTGCACAAGGCGGCTACTTCCCGTGTAGCCGTCACGTCGGCATCGGCGTCGTGTGCGTCGTCCAGCTCGATACCGAGACGTTCGGCCACCAGCTCCAACTTGTAGGACGTGACCTGCGGATCGGCAGCTAAACAGAGCCGTGCCAAATCGATGGTGTCTAAGTAATGAGGCTGGAAGTTTCCGAAAAAGTCCGTTGTGCCGGCGAATACCTGCGCGAACTCTTTCTGCAACCCGGCATAAGCCATCATCTGTTGCAGGAAACCCGCGTCGAACGGGATGTTCTGCCCGATGAGCACGGGCTTGTAACGGGGTCCCTTGCTCAGGGTATGCTTGCGGGCGAAGTCGATGACATCCGCCGCCACCTGTTTCAAGGGGATGCCCCGTGTCCGCAACAGGTCCATTGTAATGTCGGTGTAGTTCAGAGCGGCGGCCTCATAGTCCATCGGCTCGGAGGTGCTCTCCTGTTCGATCTCCCGACGTGTTTTGAGCACTTTGCGTTTGGGAGCCCCGTCCAACGGCTGTTTGTCGTATGGGGCGATGTAATTCACATAGCGGCCCAGCACCTCGAAGGTGTCGAGCCGCACGGCCTGCATGGCTATCTGCGTGCAGGCACAGCGGGTGCAGTCCAGACCGCCGGTCTCGAAGTCGAGCACGACGGCCGTATAGATTCCTTGTTCTGTCTTGGGTGTTGCCATATTTATCCGAATAAGTTGGTTTTCATACGATATGAATGATTGTTGATTTGGTGCTTTGGAGGTTGTTCGTGCCGGAATAGTCGCTGTATTTGACCATCCCCGACACGATGACGATACGGTCTTTCAGGGCGGAGATTTTCTCCCGGTGGGTTTCGCAGGTCTCACTCCAGCAGACCATTTCCGCCACGTCGTTGTTCTGTTGCAGCGTCAACTTGACGAACCGCTTGCGTTCGCCGCTCGTCCGGTCTTTGTACGTGTGCTCGGACAGCTCCGTGACGGAGGCGCATACGGCGGCGCGACGCCCGTCGCTGGCTGGGTTTAGCACGTCGTGAAGGCTCAGGTAGGCGGCTTTGCCTTTCACAAGCGCACGGGCTTCGGATGCCTCGAAGATACGGCGGTAGTCCACCGAACCGATGCCCGATACGGCAATCTGCTGGCGGCTCCAGAAGTAATGCCGCCCGACCAGTTCCTCCGGAAAGTCTTTTTCCGAGAGCGTAAAGCCCAGCTCGGCCGCAGCACGGACAAGCAGGCTGTAACGTTCCGTCACCGTACCGATGCCTTCCACTTTGTCGAAGCATCCGGCCAGAATCATATTCCGCACATGCCGGGCATTGACCGGAATCCGCACGAATTCTTCGGCATTGTCGGGGTCGTCCCAGTAAGCGTATTTTTTCAATTTGTACCAGAATATCCGGTGGATGAAGTGCTCGATGGAGGTGTAAGGGCCGTTTTTCTCGCGTTCCTCGACGATGCAGGCAACGGCTTTGGCTCCGAGCTGTTTGATGCGGCCGAGCGACCAAAAGATTTCATCGGTGCCGTAGTCAGTAAAGAATACCTGCTGGGAGGTGTTGATTTCGGGCGGCACGATACGGGCTTTCGAGCAGAGCTCCATCTCGGACATCAGCAGCGGGATTTCCTTGTCGTCGGCCCACTGCAACGCCACGGTGTAGAAGGCTGTCGGATAGTTGGCTTTGAGATAGGCTCCCACGTAGCTGGTGACGGCGTAAGCGGTGGCATGGCTGGCGTTGAAGAGGTAACCGCCGCCGGCCTCAATCATCTCCCAGATGTGTCCCGCATCTTCTTTGGGGCACCCTTTGGCGGCAGCTCCCGTCATGAATTTCTCCTTCATGGCGCGGATGACGTCGATTTTTTTCTTGGAGATGAGTTTCAGCAGCCGCACGCCCTCGGCCAGTGAGAAACCGCCGACTTCACGCGCCATCTGGGCGAGCTGTTCCTGGAAGACCAGCACGCCGTAGGTGTTTTTCAGCGCATCGTAGGTGCCCCACAGGTAGACGGGAGCGACCTCCTTGCGGCGGCAGAGCAGGTATTTCTCCGCCGAACCGGAATCGAGCGTCGCCGGACGGTACAACGCTCCGGCGGCAATCAGGTCGCCGATGCACTGCGGCTGCATGTCTTGCAGGAAGCGGGTCATGCCCGGTGAGGAGAACTGGAAGACGTTCTGCGTGTAGCCTTCCGACAGGATGCGGTACGTCTTCCCGTCGTCCAGTCCGCTGCGCACGATGCCCTCGAAAGTGAGCCCCGCGCCGTATTCCCGATTGCAGATGTCGATGACGGCCTGTATTTTTGACAGCTCCTTGATACCGAGGCAGTCGTTTTTCAGCAAGCCCACCTCGTCGATGGAATATCCGTCCAGTTCAGAAATGAGCAGTCCGTCCACTCGCTTGATGGGCGTGTAGTCGAAGCACTCCATCGGCTCGCCGTCCTGCTGTTTGGGTGTGATGATGATGGCGGAGGCATGCACCGAGCCTGAACGCGGCTGCCCCATAAGCGGACGGATGTCCTCGATGACCCTCGGATACCGTCGAATGAAGTCGCGGACTTTCGGGTTGGTGGCGGCTAACTTAAAGAGGTCGGTCCAGGTCATGTTGTCGTCCCCGAAGATGGCCGTGATGTAGTTCACCGTGCTGACCGGTACCCGATGTACGCGGCTGACGTCTTTCAGCACGGCTTTCATCTTGAGGGTCGTGAGCGTACCGGCGGAAAAGACCTGCTGCCGTCCGTCGGTGTTGTACCGCCGCTCCAAATACTCCTTGACCTCCTGCCGGCGGTCGGACTGAAAGTCGATGTCCACGTCGGGAAGCTGGCCGCCGGAACCCTGCCGGTAGCCGTCGCCTGCGAAGCTGTCCGCTACCGATACGGGCTTCGTCAATACTTCCGTTTGTATGCTCTGCACTTTCATAGGAGGTCGCTTTGCAGGTTGAACAACAGATCACGGTTGTCGAAAAGCACGTCGTCCGATACTCGGAGCTGGTCGGCATAGACCGTGCGGCAGTTCCCGTCACGGACAATCACCAACTCGGCGTCCCGGTCGAGGCGCAGCGTCACCCCGTTGTCGAAGCGTATGCGGACGGCGTAATCCGACAGCACGCGGTCGGTCAGGCAGGTTACCCGGTCGGGATAGAGACCGGCACGCTCGGGCAGCAGGAATCGCTCGAAGAGCAAGTTGTACTGAATGGGATCGATGAGTGTGATGCCCAACAGGTAGAGCACGAGCGAACCGCCGGCGGAACCGCGCCCGCACCCGACGAGAATGCCGCTTCGACGTGCCCAGTTCACGGTGTCGTACTGCACGAGCATGTAATCGATGTTGTCGGTCGATTCGAGGATATAAACCTCTTTCTCCAACCGCTTGCGGTACTCTTCCGAACGCTCCCAGGGCACGAGCCGCCGAAAACCGTCTTCCAGCAGTTCCCGGAACATGACATAACGGTCGCCGTAACGCTGTCGCTCCGCCGCCGTCATGTCGTAACGGGGCATGTAGTTCCGCTCGGTCTGGTAACGGGCTTCGGCACCCTCGGCGATTTCCACCGTGTGGCGGCACATCCGCTCGAAAAGGGCGTCCGTGTCCCACCGCTCGCCGTCGAAGAGCGCATGCACGGCGGCATAGTGTTCGTCTATGTCTTTGAAGTATTGGTCGTCGCTCTGGGCATGGGCGGCACCCGTAGCGATTTTGTTGAGCACGGTTTTCGTGCGGGCCTCGTCTCTGTCCGGATAGTAGCAGTCGGCGATGAGTACCGGCTCGATTAAGAAGCTGTCGTTCCGCTCGTCGTAGAAGGTGTGGAAGAAATGGGCGGTCGCCTTCAGCACCTCGGCATCCAGCCGTTCGGCCTTGTACTCCGACAAATCCACTTGGTAGAATACGTTGTCGAAAGTTTCCCGCAGGGCTTTCACCGCATGCAGGTTCTTTTCCATCCAGAACGGCGATAGCTTGCCGAATACCAATACGTTCCCTTTGCCCCGGCGGAGCAGTTCGGGAAGCGGAACGGTGGCGTCCATAGCATCCACCATGACGGTTTTCTGGATGCGCAGCAGGTTCCTGAGTCCGCGCTGGCTCTGGCAGTAGATTTTCACCTCCACTTTTTCGCCTTCGTGCGCCAGTGTGCAGGTGTATCCGATAACGGGACGGATGCCGGCCTTGTCGCAGGCTTTCTGCAACGCCAGCGTCGCACCCATCGTATTCCGGTCGCAGATACCGAGGGCGCTATGGCCCATCCACACGGCTTTCCGTACCCACTGCGACACGTCACCCGAGGCGTTGAGCAGTTCGTAGGGCGTATGGACACCTAAGTTCACGAACGGGGTTTTCCGCTTGCAGGGAACCCGCCGCCCCACGTATTTGAGGATGTTCAGACCGAAACCCTCCCGGAGGGAGTAGTAGTACCAGTTGTCCCCGAACGGGAAAGCGACGTATTCGATGCCCTCGGCCAGCAGCACCTCCGGACGTTCCATCAGGTTGAATTCCACCTCCGCGCCTCGCACGCGGAAAATCGATTCCACCCCGGAAAGGTCCGCGAGGAACAGTTTGCCGAGACCTTCGATTTCGACCACTTCACGGTCTATGGGCCGGTAAGCGATGCGGTGCGCTTCCAGCCATTCATGCAATTCGTTCATGCTATTTCTGTTGTATTTTAGTGAGTTGATATTCAATGGGCGTTTTCAACCCGTAGGCGAAAACATGGTAAATCTCTTCCGCCGTAAGGTCTTCCCAGTCTTTTTCCGGATCGGGAATGTCCGCCACGAAGACCTCGAAATAGACGGAGAGCTCCGAAGCGGTGTGTTTGACGGCTTCCACGGCATCGCCGTCGTAACCGATGACCACCGTGCGGACGCCTTTCGTCTGGAGTTTGTAGATTTGTGTACGGGATATTTTCTTTCCGAAGGTGGCGACGGCGACGATACGGCGGTTGTCGTACAGGTCTAATTTGCGGGTCAGGGCGACCACATCGAAGATGCCTTCGGTCAGGATGACCGTATCGGTCTCACCCTCCACGATGCCGTCGTAATGGTAGAGCAGCTTCACGAAGTCGTTCTCGGTAGAGTTGCGCCAGCGCAGCATCTTGTACTCCCCGTTGCGTGCGGCACGACGGTTATGGAGGTCGATTTCCTCCTTGCTCCACGTATGGCGGGCCACGTAACCCACCGTGTCGCCCGCGTCGATGACGGGAAAGATCACGTAGTCGTCCCAGCGGCGGTTCAGCCGACAGGTGGTGCCCACCGGAAAGCGGTCGTAATCGTCGTAGGTAAATCCCCGGCTTTGCAGATAAGGATGGGTAAAGGTGCGCCGCCAGTATTCCGGAAGGGAAACGATGCCCAATTCGTCATCGACCTCTTCTTCCGCATCCTCCAACGGGAACAGCACATTGGGAAGCGGCTCGTCGAAAGCCACCGTTTCCGTCGGCAGCAGGTCCATCCGGCCGAGGCTTTCGAGCAGCTTCCCCAAAGTCGTGGTCGAGCGTCCGCACGAGAAGCAATGCGCCATAAAAGGCTTCTTGCGCACCGTCTCCTTGCCGATATAGACCCCGAATTTACCTTCCTTGCCGCAGAACGGACACCGGGCGATAAGGTTCTTCCCGCCGCCGTCCGTCCGCGCCCCGAGTTCTGCCCGGAGCTCGGCCACCAGCAAATCATATTCTTTCCCTGTGATGTACATATAAAGAAATAGCCCGCCGCAGCGGTGATGGGTTGGCAAAAGCCGTCTTTTATTTCTCTTTCGGGCAAGATTTCCTATTTCTCGGCAAATTGCCACTGAAACATTTTGCGTTTCCCGACAATATACGACGAAACCATTTCCTTATTTCCCAATAAAAAGCAGGTATAAATTTTGCAATTATAAAATTAGATTTTATTTTTGCATAAAAATAGCGATGATATGATAGAGCGCACCCAACAAGCCAAGTTACTTCAATTGGCAACAAAGTATCCTTTTGTGACTATTACCGGACCGCGACAGTCCGGCAAATCGACGTTGGCCGAGCTGACCTTTCCGGATTATAAACGTGTATCGTTGGAGGATTTGGATAACCGAGAGTTTGCGACCGAAGATCCGCGAGGTTTTATTGCTACCTATCCGTCTCATACGATTATTGACGAAGTTCAGCGTGTTCCGACACTGCTTTCCTATCTTCAAACGCACACGGATCGGGAACGTCGGATGGGGATGTATATTCTGACCGGTTCGCAGAATACGGAACTGATGGATGCCGTAGATCAGTCTCTTGCCGGCCGAGTCGGCATTTTGACTTTGCTGCCGTTCTCCCATGAAGAGATGCGCAACGCGGGCATTTTGCCCGAAACGACCAACAGGGAGATTTTCTGTGGGGCTTATCCGAGTATTTATGACCGTAGTATTGACCCGATGGACTATTATCCGAATTATATCAAGACCTATATAGAACGTGATGTCCGACAGATGAAGGCTATCGGCGATCTTTCAAAGTTCCGCAGACTCATCAAATTGTGCGCAGGACGTATCGGTCAGTTGCTCAACAAGGCTTCTTTGGCTGTCGAATGTGGTGTGACCGCTCCGACAGTCGATTCATGGCTCTCAATTCTGGAGGAGAGCTATATCCTTTATTTCCTGCGTCCCGACTACAACAATTTCTCCAAACGTCTCGTAAAATCTCCCAAACTCTATTTCTATGACACGGGGTTGGCCTGTTCCCTTTTGGAAATAAGAAATGTGTCACAAATCGATTCACATTATCTGCGAGGCGGATTGTTTGAAAATATGGTTATCAACGAATTTCTCAAACGGGACTATAATCGGGGATTGGAACCGGCTCTCTCGTTCTGGCATGATAGTGCAGGCAATGAAGTGGATCTGATTCAAACGGAAGCCGATTGTCAGTATGCTTACGAAATCAAGTCTGGAGCGACCTTTTCCAAAGAATATTTCAAAGGGCTCAACTATTGGAGTAAACTTTCCGGAGCTGATTCTGATCGAAGAACGGTGATTTACGGAGGAGACAAGTCGATACAGACATCAGATGGCAAGGTCGTATCATGGAAAAATATTTAGTTCCTTACACGCGACAATAGGAAATGTGCTATTGGGTACAGAATTGCAGTATCTAATCAGTGCCCATATCGGCAGGTCACGATATCTGCACTATAAAAAAGATGCAAGAAGGCTCCTTCACGGGAGCCTTCTCTGTTTATATCTATTCCTCCATCTGTTGCAACGCTATCGACCGCTGCGGATCGTAGAACACTTCATTGTCGTAGTCGGTGGCGATTTTGATGGTGTCGCCCTTTCGGAAGAACCGGCTCTTGGCCACATGCAGGCGCATCAGGCACTCTTTTCGCTCGGCCGACGACTGGTTGAGCGATATAAGGTGCGTGCAGGGGCGCGCCAGTCCCTTTGCCTCCGAACAGTTGTATTCGGTCAGCACGTTCCGCTCGTTGTTGAGCCAATCCCGGTCCTCGATGGTGCTCTGGTAGGTCACCACCATCCACACGTTCTCGTCCGCCGCCAAGTCTTTGAGGTCGTTCGCTACGGCGATGCGTTTCGAGCGTTCGTGCTCGGCGCCCCACTGGCGGCGCGTGGCGTCGGTCAGCAGGTCCATCGAGTCCACGATGACCACATCGGGCGAGTAACCGTTGATTTTGCGGTATTCGGCAATACCGTTCTTGATGTCCATCGTCGAGATGCGAGCGGCGAAACGCGGAAACGAACGCACCGTGATACTGCCGGCGTAACTCATCACCAGTTCCTCGAAGTGCTTGAACTCCCGGTCGGAAATCTTTCCCTGCTCGAAGTAGTAGGCATTGCGGGAAATCATCCCGCCCGAATAGGCGTCCAACGCCTCCTGCTCGGAGCCTTCCAACTGGTAGTGCAGCACGTGCAGCCCGTCGTCGATGTCGGCGCGGATGCCGATGTGCTTGGCGAGATGGGATTTGCCCACACCCGTTGATGCTAAAAAGCAGGTCAATTGCCCTCGGAGGTTTCGGCCGCCGTTCAAAGCGTCGAGGTACGGGATGTAGAAGCGGCACACCTGCGGCAGGCGGTTTTCACGGCTCTCGGCTTCACGGCGGCGGTTGTGCTCGAAACGCTCGCGGAAGGTTTTCGCCACATCCACGAATGCTGTGGTACGGAGCGTGAACGACGAGAGCCATCCGGCATATTCGGCGAGCAGCGCCTCGGCCTTGTCCTGACGGTTCTGGTTGTAGAGCTTGCCGACCTCGGTATAGACTTTCTGCAACCGCACGCCCTTGATGTAGCCTTCGAGCAGGTCGGTAAGGGATTCCGTGTTGGTGTTCTCCTCCTCGTACTCGCGGAAGGTCTCCAACAGCTCGATGGCGTCATAGTCGCCCTGGAATGTCTGCGAGAGCGTGGCATACGTCGGCGGGGACTTATAGGTGCGGTAGTGGTTGGCGATGACCTCCTGAATTTTCTGGAAGCTACGGTCCGGCAGGTACTCCTTGCACATGTTCTCCGCCACCACGCCGCACAAGGTGTCGTAGCGCAGGGCAGCGGCATAGAGCTCGTAGAGGAACTCCGCCGATAAAGGATTGACAGGTGCGTTTTTCATGGGCGGCTCCTCCTTTCAGCTTCTTCGCGGCGCAAGCGATAGAGTTCCGGATAACGGGCGGCGGTACGTTTGCGGCAGAGCTCGGCGCGGGAGCATCCCCGGCAGGCGGCCGAGAACGGATTCCACAGCAAGGTCGAAATACCGCAGACGTAATAGCCCACAGGCGTGTTCACCACCCGCTGTTTGGTCGCCTCTTCGTATGCCGGATCGAGGAACTGCCACAGGGGATGTTCCCGGCGGTCTTTGAGCAGCAGCGGCAAGGCGGCGCGGTTGAGCCCGGCCTCCTGAAGCCATCGGTCCTCGTGGTAACGGCGTACCGGTGTGGTGGCGGCAAAACGCTCCCGGGCTTTGGGCCCGAAGGAGTGCGACGGCATCCATCGGCACGACAGGTAGCTTTCGTCGAACCGACTGATGGCATGCACCTGGCAGATGCAGAAGTCCGCGATACGCTCGTCGGAGAGCTCCCCGCCGCTGTGGGTGCGCAGGAGTTCCAGACAGCCCGCCACCGTCCGCCGTCCCGACTCTCCGCCGGGAAAGCGGAACGAGGCATCGATGAGCCGGCGCACGAGCATCTCGAACAGTGATACCGTCACACGGGTCTTATCGTTTCTCTCCATCGGGCGTAATGAGTTTGCGCATCTGCTGTTTCGCCAGAAAAATCCGGCTCTTCATCGTGTCGAGGCTCCGGCTTTTCATATTGCCGTTGCGGTATGAAATCTCGACGATCTCTTCCAACTTGTATCCCGCCTGTTGAAGCAGCAGGGCTTCCCGGTAGATGGGTTTGAGCGAATCGAGGGCATTCAGGATGTCATCGTTGTAAAACTCCCGGTAGTTCTCCATCCCCATAGCGTTGCCGTGCGTGTCGTCTTCATCGCTCAACGACGAGGCCAGCGAATAGACGTCCACATTTTCCGAAACGGGCAGGCGGCCGTGACGGCGGTTCTGCTCCATGACGAACCGTTTGGTCACGATGTGTATCCAGTTGAGAATGCTCCGCTGGGGATCGTAAGTGGTGATGTACTTGAAAAAGTTCACTAATGCCTCGCTGTAATTGTCTGCAATGTTCTCCTGCAAGTAGGTGTAACGGATGCAGAGCCGGTACACCAGATTTTTGTTGGGCAGGATGTAGCGGTTGAACAGCTCGGTACGCAGTTCGATATTTTTTAACACCTCTTCCGGGAGTGGCTTTCCCTGTTGCTCCATAGGCCGACGGATTGATGGTTCAATCTGAATCTCAATCTGTCAGCAACCCGATGTGCGTCAATTCTATAAATGTTTGTCATAACTTCTTAAATACGATATTTGCGGATATAGTAATGATAAAGATGGCAGGCGTCGGCGGCATTGTCGTCGGATGCGTCGTAGCGGTATTTCTCACGGCAGGCGCGAATCATCTGCTCCTTGGTCGCCCGCCCGTCTCCGGTAGCGAATTTCTTCAGCGTGGCCGGGTTCACAAATTCGGGTTCCGGCAGGTCCAATTCATCGCAGACCTCCAGCAGGATGCCCCGCAGCTCCGCAAGGCGGCGCATGTCGTAGAAGTGGCGGTTCACTGCCACGTCCTCGGCAACGATCCGACGAATGCCGTAACGACGGATAAAGGCCATGAGCATGACGCGGAACGCGCCGTGCATCTTGTTGCCGTTGCGGCGTTTCGATTCGGCGAAGTTCCACGTCCCGCTCTCATGCTGGCTGTAGTAGCCGGTCTTGGTCGCCACATCCAACGCCAAAACCTGTTCGCGGCCGATGTTATCCGATACGCGATTCTCCATGCTCCTTGACGATTACCAGTTTGTTAGGATAACCTTCCGCGACATTCCCGTGCGATACCACCAGCACGGTCCCGCCGAGGGCGTTCAATGCCTCGAACATGGACGCCAGACCCGCTTCGTCCACCGCCTCCAGTATCTCGTCGAGAACGAGCAGGTCCAGACCCTTTTCGTCATCGCAGTTGGCATTGACGAGCTTTTGCATGGCAAGGATTGTCGCCAGATTCACGCGGGCGGCTTCACCTGCCGAGAACTTGCCGAAAGAGCCGCAGTCCACGCCGTCACGTAATAGTGAAATGGAGATTTTCTCGCGCACCTTGCCGCTTTTGAGCACCGTGTAACCGTCGAAACGGATGCGGATGTCGCTGCCGATACCGACGAGGAACTCGTTGGTGATGCGGCTGAGGGCCTCGATTTTCGTGTTGGCCAAGTAGGTCTTGAACTGCACGAAACGCTCGCGCTGTACTTCCAATGCCCGCACTTTGTCGTCCACGTCGAATTTGCGTCCGGCGGTCTCCATCGAACGTTGCTTTTCCTGTTTCAGCGTAGCGCGAAGCGACTGGGTCAGGTCGGTCGCGGCGGCTTCATTGACCTCGCGGATGGTCTCTTTCAGGGTGTCCACGGCACACTCCGCCGAACGGATGTCCTCTTCTGCCTTGCGCTTCTCCCGACCGAGTGCGGCATTACGCTCGTCGATGAAGCCGAACACTTCGTCGAATACCTTGCGGCGAATGCCGTCGATTTCGTCCTGCATGGCGGCAATCCCGGCTTGGGTGCGCTTGCGGTTATGCTCCGCATCCTCGACGCTGCTTGTGGCACTGCGCACCGCACGCTCGTGTTCGGACAGCTTCTGTTCCCAATCCCGATGCTCGTTCTCCATGTCGCGACGTTCGGTGCGGATACGGTTCTGCTGCATCTCTACCTCTTCGGATTGTTTCTCCCCGGCCTCTATGCGACCGTTCACCTCGGAGAGTTGCTGCTGACGAAGACGCAGTTCCTTGGTTCCCGCCTCGATGTCAAAGCCGGGATGAGCTACCAAAAACTCGTGCCCGCAGGCTGGACAGGTAATCGAACCGGCCAGTTTGTTGGCCAGCTCGTCGATACCTGCCGAGACAGTACGGCGCTTGCGGCGCAGCTCGTCCAGACGTCCGGCAAGGTTGCGCAACTGACTGTCTATCTCCTGCAACCGCGACTGATAGCCCGCCGTCTGTTCCTCGTACTGCGAACAGAAATCGGCGTAATCCTTTTTGAACTGTTCCCACGCCGCACGTTTCTCCGCCAGTGTCCCTTCGGCATGCTTCACCGCAGCATCGAGGTTGGCAAGAGAGGCACGGGCAACCTCCATATCCTCCTTTTTGAGCCGGAGGGTGCGGTTCCAGTCCGTGCGCCGGGCATTATGGAAGAGCGGCATAAACGTTTCGATGGCTTTCAGGCACTCTTCCAACGAGGTGTCCGAAGATTCCAGCTCCTGCAACGCCTCGTCTGCCTGCCGGATTTTCTCCATCATTCCGTCGATTTCGTCCGCCGACTCTTTCCGGGCACGTATCTGTTCCCGCTTAGAGGCGATGGAGGCTTCGAGCTCCGCAATGCGGGTCGCACGGGTGCGCCCGCGCTCTTCACCCGCCGCCGTCTCGCGGTCGATCTGCTCCTGCAACATCTCGATACGCCCGTCGATGCCTGCCAGTTCGAGGTTTATCCGCTGCTGCTCACGCCCAAGAGGCTCGATGTCCTCCTCGACACGGGCAATAGCCTCATCGACGAGAATGCCGTTCGAGAAGCGGTTGATAATCTCCTTTTTCTCCTTGTCCGAGGAGGACAGGAAGTCCTCGTAACGGTATTTCGAGAGGATAAAGTTGTTCAGCAGCTCGTCGCGTGTGATGCCCAATTTGTCGAGGATGTAGCGGTTATAGGCATCGACCGAGGGCTGTACGGCCTCGTCCGTCTCCACATTCTTGCCGCCTCGCCGGAGCGTACAGGCAACCGTCGATGTCCCTTTGCGGGGGATGCAGCGTGAAACGATAAGTTCCTCATTGGAAGCGTCGTTTGTCAGATGCAGGTCGATACGGCACTCCTCGGCAGCATCGTTGATGATTTCCTCGGAGCGTATCTTGCGCAGCGGACTGCCTGTGATACCGATGGCGATGCACTCCAAAAGGGCGGATTTTCCGGCACCGTTCGACTGCTGGGAGTCGTTGTCGCGGTTGTCGCCGAATATCAGGGTCGTAACGCCTTGCTGCAAGGTGTACGACAGGCGGCGGAAAGCACACAGGTTTTCCGCCTCTATGGTTTTCAGTTTCCACATGGTACGTTTTCGATTTTAGATAAGTATTCCAGTCCGACGGCGACGTCCTCAATCTGCTTCTCGCGGCAGAACTCCTCGTAGGTCTCGCGGATGCGACGACTGTCGAATTTTTCAAAAAGGGACGATGAAACAGTTTCGAGCAGCTCCTCGTCATCGGCGATAAGCTCTACCTTAGTGGCACCGGCATCCAAGAGCGCAGCCTTATCCACCGACTTCATGGCCGCCTGCGGGGCATGGACCCGCACCTTGACCTTGTAGCGTCCGTCTGCATCGATTTCGCGCAATTCGTCCATCAGGTGCAGGCCCGCCCGCTCAGCCGACACGTCCAGCACCTTGTAGCGCGTGTTCACCTTGTTCTTGATGAACTCGTGCGTGCCGTCGGTGTAGATGACCGTGTAGCCCTTCTCTTCGTCCTCACCGAAGTTGTGCTGACGCGAGGAACCGATGTACTCGATACGGGTTTTCGGGATGATGCACCGGTTGTGGTAATGGCCGACGAACACCTTGTCGAAAGCCTCGAAAAGGTGTACAGGCAGTTCGTTGTCGGAAGGCTGGGACAGTGCCCCGTTGATGCCTTCATGGATATACAGGTAGTTCAGCCGGTCGGGGTCGAGGCGCACTCGCTCCAATTTCTCCGGGAAGCAGCCGTTCTCCGGAAAGTAAGCGAGCATGTGCAAGATGAAGCGCTGCCCGTCGGGATAGGGCAAGGCGATGTAGTCGTCCGCGACCAGCACGTTGTCGTGTTGGTCGAAGATGTGGCAGTAGCCGCGCGGCGATTCCTGGTTTACCTTGTCGTGGTTGCCGTTGATCATCGTGACGCGCATACCGTACTCGGCAGCCAGCAGCAGGGCATCGTGCACGGCCAGCAGCACGTCGAGGGTCTGGGCGGCACGGCTCAGAAAGAGGTCACCGCCGAGGGCGATGTCCCGGATGTCCATCTTCCGGCAGATGTCGAGGGCCTCCCGCCAGTTGGCTGTAAATTCGGGTATGTTATCTTTGGATACGTGTATGTCGTTCAGTAACAACAGACACGGATAATTCTTTTCCTTTGGCATAAGCATGTGATGTAGGAAAGGGAAGCGCAGCACGAGGCTGCTCCTTCCCTGAAATGAATAACTCTATGTGTCTGTTTATCTGCGACGGCGACGGGGTTCCTCCTCGGCCGGCGGTTCGGGTGCTTCCGCCTCTTCGGAAGGGACGGGACCCTGCATCGCCTCCTCGATCATGTCCAGCAGCTCTTTGTTCGAGGTCGAACGGGTCACGCGGATCTGGAGACCTTCCTGCTCGATGTAGGCGCGGATAAGCCCGCGAAGTTCCTGCCCCTGCTCGGTGCGGTCGCCTAATCCCTGCTCCTGCAAGCTGTCGAACCGCTCGAACAGGTCGTCGAGGGTGGCGGCTCCGGCCGCCGGGTTGTCCTTGTTGTCCTTCGTGCGTTTGTCGAACGAGAAGGAGCTGGTGTCCTCTTTCGGGAGGGCGGCCATGATGGTTTCGACGGCCTCCTTCATCTCGTCCGTCTCCATGATGGCCATGCCGTAACGGGCGTCGCACTGCTTGAGGTACTCGACGGTCGCCTCGGCCTGATAGCGCGAGTAGCGGTAGATGATGTCGGGAATGCGGGGCGCGGAGAGCAGGGCCGAAAGTTCCTCCTTCGAGAGCACGTCGGTGTCGCTTTCGTTGTCGATGCTCACGAGGTATTCGGTCTTGCCGCCGTTCTTTTTCTTCTCGATTTCTACCGGATAGGCATTGTGTACCGAGCACACGGGACAGGGATGGTTGGGATTCTTGGCCAGTTTCTTCTGCCAGAGTTTGAATTTCCGCTCATCGAGGTCTTTGAACTGGCTGTGCGAGAGCGTGAGAAGCTGGAGCCCTTTGGCCCGTTCGTCGAGGTCGAGGACGTAGAGCGCGTGGCCGTAGCTGTATTTGAGGCCGCCGCCGAAGCTGCCGCCCCCGATTTTCTCGGCCAGTTTGTCGTCTCCCTGTGCCTTAGCCTCCGCCACGGCGGCCTTGCGGTAGATGTCGATCAGGTCCAGCGGATAACCGGCGTCGGTAGCTCGCGGAACGGTCACGTACAGGTACGAGGCTTTGCCGCCCGTGGACGGTTTCTCTAATTCGAGCAGCAGTTGGTGGACGGGGAATTCGTAACCCGGACGGGCAAGGACGCCGTCGGTGGTCGGCGCGATGGGCAGCACGCGCAGGCGGTACACGCCCAACTTGTCCATGCGGAAGAACTCGGTGCGGGCGAATGCCTTGTTCTCTTCCTGCGCCCGCTGTTGCGCCTGGGCGTATGTCTCCTGCGAGGCAAGGAATAAGTCCTCTACGGAAACCGGATTCTCTCTTTCAAGATTTTCGTCTTGCATAGTGTTGAAAGTGATAAAATTACTAATGCCGAAGAATCTAAAAGACGACGAGGGACGGGTTCGGATGCACCGCCGCTCTTCAGTTTAGAAACTGGATGGAAAGCCGGCCGGTTCCGGTCCGTTTATCACTTTCCCTATGCGCCGCCCGAACGGGCGGATTCAATTGAATGTTTACAAAAATAGCCTCCTTTCACGAGCGGGCAAAATAAACGGTTGAATGTTTGCTGAAAAAGTGGATAACCCACTGTTTTCAAACGCTTTATTTTGTCCTGCAAATAATCGTTTCAGGGTTTTCCCGTCGTAGGGTTCTGCCACGGAAGACGCAGGCGCTCCGCCGGATAGAGGCTCGACGTGTCCACCTTCGAGGCATCCTCGACCATCTGGCGGCGGATGGCGGAGATGAGTTTCCAGTTACGACAGATGAATTTCTCCAACTTGTGCCGCCGCATCTCGTCGTAGAAGGGTTTCTTCGCCGGGGTCATCACGGTAGCGCGGCGGCAATAGAGGCCATCGCGTTCGTAGAGTTCCATATAACGCCGGAACTTGGGTTTGCGCAGGGACGGGTCCTTCGAGGCCGAGCAGACGATACGGATCAGCGGCAAGGGCGGAGCGCGGTGCCTGCCTGCCGGCAACGACTGCATGATGAGCTGGAACACTTCGGGGACTTCGTATTTGAGGAAGAATCCCAATTTGGTCTCCTCGAAAAGGTAACGCTTATACGTCCCCTTCGGTCTTCCGGACTTTCCGGGACGTTTTGCGGGGTTCTGTTCCGCTTTGCGGGTGATCCTCGCGCCCCGGTGTTTCTTCGCTTGTGCCATGAGTTTCGGGTTTTACGGGTTCGACAGGTGCCTGGGCAACGCTCTGCGTGCGGCGGCGTTTCTCGCTGATGGCGGCGCGGCTGTTCAGGTCGCGCTGGATGTTGAGCTTCTTCATGTTATGTCATGTATGAAAAGTGGATATTGATTTCCGTGTTGTACATGCCCCGTTCGTAGATACGGACGTAACGGCTTCCGGCATCGATGGTGAAGGACGAGCCCCTGTTGTATTTGTGGTCGTCGTTCCAGTGTGCCATCGTGGTGCGCAAGCCGTATTTGGGCGGCTCGACCTTATTGGGAATGACGGCGATGATGCCGCCCTCGTTGCTGCCGTCACGCCGGGCGGTGTTGATGCGGCCCTGTATGCAGACGATGCTGCCGATCTGGCGCACGAACAGCTTGCTGGTATCGGTTCCCGAACCGCTGTTCGACATCTGGAGCCAGCCGGTATCGAGCAGCTTGGGCTGGTAGTCGGCGGCGTAGGCAGCCCCGATATTTTTGCAGGCTAATTTACGGGCATCGTCATCGGGTAATGCGAGGTCCGACAATTTCTTATCCCGCCGCACATAGTTGTCCGCAAGGTCTTTGCTGCCGGCGGCGGCCAACCTCTCCCGAAGCATCTGCTGGGCTTGGGCCGAACTTTTTCCTTGACGGACCAAAAAGGTGATGTAGTCTTGGAACAGCTCGGCAAGACGGCCGAAACGGCTGTCCGCGTCTTTCTTGGAATAGACACCCAGATTTCCGGCGGCGGTCTGCCGCTCACCCTCGTCCAGACCATCAAGCAGGCGGTCTGCCTTTTTCCGGAGTTCGGCGGCGACCTGTGTCGTGGTGACGTATCCCTCGCTCTGGGGCGTGTCCTTCCCGGCGAAGCTGCCGCTGGTAATGGCGCTCAGTTTGTCGTAGAGTTCTTGGGTGAAATCTTTGGTCGATAGTCCCTTGCCCTCGACGGCATCCACTTTTTTATTCAGTCCGTCGGTCAGGGCCTGCTGCGTGGCGTAGGTCTTGGCGATGGAGATACCGTTTACCTGCAAATCGCCCTGCACATCGACGAAGTTTTTCGGGATGAGCAGAATGCCTCCTGCCGTGTTGGTGATGGAAAAATAAGGGTGTTTGTCTTCGGTATAGCCCACAATGGCGGCTTCCGCTCCCGATAGGTCGCACCAGCGTATGGTACCGCCGAATGCGGCATCCGTCAGAACGTGGTCCGCGTCCGAGAGCGTGATGCCATGCGCCGAATCGACGGCCAATATGGCATGCACCGTCACCCGTCTGTCAGCCCCGCAGACCCGTAAGAGCGGTACCGCACACCGTTTGCCGTCGTACACCTCGAAGTTCCGGAAGTAGGCCGTACCCTCCTCGTAACCGTCGTAGTTGATGCGGACGGCTCCTTTGTCGCTACGCTCGGCGATGTTGTTCAGTTGGTTCCCCGTGAAGAAAAGCGAGCCGGCACGCACCGTGTCGCTGCGCAGGTCGGACAAGGTGCAGAGCCGCTCCGTGAAAGTGGCGGTGACAACGCCTTTGCTTTCGATGATGACGCTGCCTTTAAGCAGGTCGAATACGACGGCGGCGACGGGAGCCGCATTCGTGCCGGCTTCGAGACGGGCGACGGAGGCTTCGGAAAAGTAACCCCGCAGAATCTTTTTGCTGCCTGTCGGGGAGACCAGCAGCGAATGTTTGCTCTCGATGCCTTTTTCGACGGTCAGGGTGCCGGTCAGCAGGAGGTCTTTGCGGACGGTCTGCCTGGCGAAGGGACTGTCGGTCATCAGGGCGTAGCGGCCGAAGAATTTATCCGCCAGCCGGGGTGCATAGTCGGTCGTCACCTCGATGAACTGCGGCAAAGCTCCCGTAACGGAATCGACCGTGTCAGGCACGGAGCGTCCGCCCGAAGCCAGGTAGCAGGCACGGCCGCGTTTGTTGACTTCGTTGGCATAGGTGACCGACTCGTTGCTGTTTTTCTCGTAGATGTAGTACGGATACGAAGCGTCGGCACACCCCTCGAAGTGTCGGATTTTACCGCCTAACCAGACGTATCCGGGAGTAATGACGGCACCTTGGCACTGGCAGCCGGAGATGATGAAGTTGGAACAGCCGTCTAATAGGCTGCCGACGGCCAACACCATGTCCTGCAAGTTGATGATATCGTCGGCGTAGGTGTAACGACCGCCGGGTTCCGCGATGAATTCTTTCATGATTTCGTTTTATTGGGTTTGAGCTCTTCGCCGTCTATTTTAATCAGATAGGTCTTGCCTGCCGTGCGGTAGGTATTCACCGCGTAGGAAAGCATGTAAACGAACTCCTGCGTGGGGATGGTGATGGACGGCACGCACACCATGAAGCTGACTTTCGCAATGGCCTTCTCTTCGGTGAACAGATGGAACGGCCGGGGATTTTCATCGTCGCTATTCGTCGTGACCTGCTCGCCCTCGTACCACACCGTGAACGGCCGGCCGACCGTCGCACCCTCGTGGTAGAGATCCACGCCGAGCGGTGTGCTGTCGGTGATATGGATGGTGTCGGATGCGTTACGGAAGTAACGGCGGAACCGGTAGTTCAGCCACCACTCGAACCACATCACCTGCGAGGTCATGCGCGCCTCGATCTGCCGCTCCCGCGCCCATGCGCAGAAACGGTCTTTCAGGCTTTGCAGCGGCCACACGAGGCTCTGCAACAGCAGGATGTAACGCCGCCCCGACAAATAATGCGGGGTCAGGCGGTTGATGAGCCTGTCGGTCGGTAGCCGGTATCTGTTATTGTCCATCGACGCTGAGTTTTAGGGCTTGTCGGAAATTGGGTATCTGCTCTTCGTCGCCCTTCCCGGAGGACTGGCGCAGGTATCCCGAGGCGGTATGCCGCATCCGGGCGATTCGTTCCATCGGCATCAGGGTTCCTTCGCTGTTGTGGCAGGCTAAAAAGACACCCTGCCGGGGCGTGGCCTCTTCATCGATCCACACGTCGGTCACATGCTCGGCCGAGCGGATGGCTTCCATGACCTTGGAGACATAGACGACGGCATTGAACTCGATGTTCATCATGTACTCCTTCAGCTTCTCTTCGATGTTGTCGAATACCTCCGCCTCGGAGATGGCACCGTCCCAGAAGACGGAGAGCCGAGGCACTAAGAGGTCGCCCGGCAGGGAGGTTACCTCGACGCGGGTGCCGGCGAACTTGATTTTGGCGAGATAGGCGCGAATCTGTACCAGTTCCTCCTCATCCACGGCAGACAGGTTGCCCTTGTCCCCGGTGGCGACTTTCAGGACTAATTTGCTGTCGAGGTTTACGTCGTCGCTGCTTTCGTCATACGACACTTGCGTGATGATACGCTTGCTTTCGTCCACGGAGGCGTACCCGAAAGCCAGACCGTCTTCGCGGACCGTCAGTTCGTCGCCTTTCTGGTACTGGAGCAAGGCACGGGCGTAGTAGTCCGGAGTGCCGTTGATGCGCCGGTTGATGGTTTCGGAGATGTCGTAGGCGAAGACATCGAGCAGGGTCTCGAAGCTGTGGATGACGGCAGCGACCGTCCATGTGATACCGTTCAGGATGGAGAGCTTCGAGTCGCTGGAAAACTCGTTCAGCTCCATGCGCTTGTTGCGTTCCCGGACGGCTTCATCGTATATTTCTTTCAGGGTTCGGCTCATGGGTTCAAGATTGATTGGGGGTGTAACGATAGCATTTTTCTGGGGTACGGATGACCCAGGCGCCGCCTTCGTTCCAGCTCTCCTCGTGAGTGAGCAGCCAGACAGCTTCCAGACCGGTGGCGGGGACACATTCGCCTGTCGCACTCCGCACGGGTTCCGCGTATGTACCGGAGGGAACGACGGGCAGCGTGAGGTCGCAGTTGCGGCGGCCGTAATGATGGGTGACCAACCGGATCAGGTATTCATCGACGGCAGCACGGCTTACGTCGGCATCCGTCAGATCGAGCGTCATCAGTTGCCGGCACTCCGCCAACGGCAGCAATGTCCCGCAACTATGACGGCTGAGGTTCATTCGGAAGACACCGTCCAGCAGAGGTACGAAATCCAACGGGCACGAACCGCCGCAAAGCGAGAACCGCTCGCAGCGAAGCGGCTCGGACAGGCGGATGCGGCACGCACCGCTCGCGTTCAAATCGAGGTTCTGAAGGGTAAAATCCCCGTAAAGGCGTACCTGCCGGGGCGTGGTAACCGTGTTGTCGAAACGGTGCTCAATAAGCCGCACAGAGGAACTCAACAATACGGGTTCCAACGCGGAGTTGTCGCCCCAGTCGATTTCGGCGGTACCGCTGCCGGAAAGGGAGAAAGCCGTAGCGATTTGTGCGGCTTCCAGCGTAAACCACAGACGGCGGTTGCCTGACGGATACTTGGGATAGACGTTCCGTTCTCCGCCGGCCGGTACGATTTGCTCCCGACGGTATCGAGCGACCACATCCGCGTTGATGACGAAATCGTCCGTGTAGAAGAGCTCGTCCCCGCTGTGGAGCGTATCGGCCAGAGAGAGTGCGGGATTGCAGATCAGCAGGTCCACGATGCCCTCGATGGAACCGGTCAGGTGCAGGGCTACATCATACAGGTTCTGACCTTCGGTGACGGTATATTTACCCATGCTGTTCCTCCTTTTCTTCGGTTTCTAATAAGAGCTCTCCGGTAACGGAATCCATATAGGCATTGATGATGACCATGTTGTCGCCCTTGAACTCGGCTTGCAGTCTGGCAGCGAGGTTGTTGTTCTCGAAGTTGCCGTGCAGGAAGTCGATCAGCCCCACGCCGGTGGTGGGATGCTGGTACAGGTTTCCCGGAAAGGCTTTCAGCAGGAACACCTCGTTCTGGTATTTGGTGGCACCGATTTCCAAGTCGGTCTCGTTGCCGGAGTATAGCAGAAGGTAGCCGTCCCGAAGGACAAGATGGTAACGGCCTTCTTCGTTGACGGTTTCGTATTCGGAGAGCCGGATGGCCCGCGTTGCACCCTCGCTGTCCTGCAAATACACGGGGAACCAGGTGGTGTTGTTCGCGGAGTTGACGACATATTCGGGATGTCCCGTCCCGTTGTCCAAACGCAGGCGCACGAGCAGCTCCTTGTAGAGCGGCGTGTAAGGGATTTGGATGTAGAAACCCTGTTCGCCACGGCGATGCACGGCGAAGTCCGCCGGGACGGTAATCTCCCCGCGAACCCGTTTTTCGTCCTGTTCTCCCGACAGACGAAACGGATAGAACACCTTGCCGGCCAGACCGGTCGAGGTGTTTACCTCACCCAAAGAGGGATTCATCGTGATGTCCATACGTGCCATAAACAAGTATTGAAAAGCCCCGGACACAGGTGCGCCGGGGCCGTGTGTTACGGATAGGGATTAAGCGGCATCGTAGATTTTCTCCACCACCATCCACATGTCGTCCGGCAGCTTCTCGTCCGAGATTTTCTCGCACGCCTGTTTCAGGTAGGTCAGTTCGTCGGCCGTGAAAGCGATGGACTGCGGCGTGTCTTTCTCGATGTCCCACTCGATGCGTCCGCTCTCTTGGTTCTCGTGCAGGCCGACCGATTCCCGCTCCTCGGCGGAGATTTCGATTTTTCGAAGAATCTCTTTCTTGGTGTTGAACTCCTTGAATGTGCCGTCTTTAGGCAGGATGACCGGGATGTAGAGCCGGTCCTTGATGTTTAATTCCATATTGCTGATAATTGGTTTTCGTGTTATTCGGTTGCGGTCTCGGCGGTAACGGCGGACTGGATTAGAGCCATAAAGTTCTCGAAGTCGCTCATCATGCCGGCAATGGCCGCTTCTTTGGGCAGAGAACAGAAAATCTGTCCGTTTTCGTAGGTGATGGTACCGATAAAGGCCGGAGGTGTGTCGCTGTCGGGACGGCTTTCCGGTGTGTAAACAGTCGCCACCACCCGCTCCAATGCGTTGTCGGTGATGGTGAAGTCCAGGTTGTAGACGGCGCGGTCCGTGCGTTCCTGCGCCGTCTTTGTCGTAGTGATACGGATGATGTTCATCATGTTTTATCGTTTTGTATAAGAATAGCGGCATGAGCGCCCGATGGTTTGCTAATGGTCCCAGTTATTGGTGCTGATGACCATAAAATTGAAGGAACCGTCGTTGCGGGACGCATCATCCTGTGTGTAAATGTCGAAGTAATAGGAGTATATCGTCTTAACTGTGGGATAGATAGGCGTGTCTTCCGCCGTAGAATAGATTCCCGTCGCCACGACCATGTATTTGCCGGCCAATCCCCAAGCCGATGGCAGGTAAACGCGGTACTGACCGCGCCCTAAGCGGCTCACGGAAACACCCGTCGAACCGTCGAAGGTGTTGTAACGGATAGAGGCACTCGAAGTGGTACCCGTAACGATGCCGGAAGCCAATACCTGCAAGAATTTCCCGTATCTGCCCGTAGTCATTAGGTCGCGGCGATTGAGTACGATCCAGCCGAAGAAGGTCGTGTCATCACCGTAACCGATCATCTCGATGACCTCACGGGAGAATTTGAGTGTCGTTTTCGAGATGCCGTCCTCGAAAAAGTATTTGCCGCTGGGAGCCGTAATGGTCATGTAGCCCGTCGATATGGTAGAACCCCATTTGTAATTGACCAGACAAATCCGGCGACCGGAGTTTTCCAGTGTCCATTGCAGGTTGATGTTTTCGCTCCAACCTCCGGATTGCGTACATACCACATTGTCGTAATGCACAGGGTCGGTCTGTACATCACTGGTCGTGCCGCCGCCTACGACAATCCAGATGGAAGGGTCGTTCTGGACGAAGGCACTGCGGATGGTTCCCTGTATGGTCACGTCCTTAAATTTACCTCCTTGGGCGATGATGTTGCCGGCGGCATCCCACTTGAATTTGCCGTTGGCCACCTGTCCCGAGCCATCCGTGTTGAAAAGGCTGCGTCCGGAGCCGAACGAGGCGGAACCGTCGTTGTTGAGTTTCCACCGCGTACCGTTGGTGATGGAGCCGTCGGCGCCCAACGAGACGTTGTTTTTCCAGATGCGGCTGTTGTCGAAAGCCCAGCCGGCAATGCGGTTATAAATCTCCTTGGCTCCCGATTTCGTGTAGTTGGCCGACAGACAGAAGTATTCCACGTTGTCCCAGGTCATCATCTGGATGCCGAGAAAGCCCGTCTTGACCGTACTGCCCGAAGCTGCGATCTGTCCAAAGACCACATGCCCGGCATTGCTGCTCTGACGCCATGTCATTACGATGCCCAAGGGTTTATAGGCACCGCTGTACCAATAGCCCGAGCCACTGGCCGCCGAGCGAATCTGAATCGGCATAGCTCCGACGGTTCCGACACTGCCGGCCGTGATGTTGTCCGCCCCGATAGTCCACCCGCCGATCTTGCCCCGCACGAAAGTACAGGTCAGGCCGTTGATGTAGTCCGTATTGATGATATTGGCCTTGATGCTGGCCGCGTCGAGTTTGGAAGAGTTGATACTCCCCGCAGCAATACGGTCGGCACTGAGAATCCCCGTCCGGATACTGCCTGCGTCGATGGCGACGGCATTGACCTGCGTCGCAGTCAGTGTACCGGTATAGATACCGTTGGCATCGATGGTTGTGGTGTACCGTTCCGATGAAGTGACATCGAACACGGTCGCGTATGCCACCTGCCATGTAACCGGTGCTTCGGCTGTAGCGGCCGCACCACCTGTCAGATAAAAAAAGTTGGTCGAGGAAAAGGATGCAGTGCCGCAGACTACTTTATAGATATACTCGCACCAGTCTCCCGTACCGGCTGTCGGAGTCAGCCATTTGCTGGAGCCGCCCGTACCGATGTTATTTGTCGCCCAGGCAATTTTTCGCCCGGTCGGAATTTTGGCTATGATACGGACAATGAATATCTTTTTATATCCGGTTTGGGTATAGAACGTGAAGCCTCCGAATCCGGGAGAGGCACTTCCGGTAGTTTTAATCTCCAATACATAACCGCTGTCATTGGGAGCCGATGCGCCGGTTCGGGTTATGGTCACCGTACCGTTACCTGCATTGTTATAGACATTGGCGCTATTATTGCCGTTACGGAAAGTCGGATCACGGTAGAGCATTTTACCGAATGCCATCGCCCGTGCCAGTTCTTTGGCAGCATCGGACTTGCTGGTGGCATCTGCTGCCGCTGCATTGACGGCTTCCGTTTTCTTGGTATCAGCATACGTTTTGGCGGACGCCAATGCCGAATTGGCCGCATTGGTCCAGTTCAACGACACCGCTGCCGAAAAGGTTACCGCACCGGCCGCATTCCATGAGATATTTCCCGACGCGATGCTGCCGGAACCGTCGTTGTTGAGTTTCCACTTGCTGCCGTTCGTGATGGAGCCGTCCGCACCCAATGCGATGCTGTTTTTGTAGATACGGTTCGCATCGATGTTCCACCCGGCAATCTGGTTGGCCGAGCCGAAACGGGCAAGACAAGTGCCGACGGCATCCGTGGCATAGAAACCGAAATCCGTATCGGAATTGTAGTAGAGCTGCACCCGCTTGCCGCTTGTCGCTCCAGAGCTTGCCCCGTACACGACCACCCGTTTGTTGCCGCTGTCCAACAGGATGTGGCTGTTGGATAACGTAGTGGCTCCGATGGTCCAGCCGCCGATGGTGCCCCGAACGAAAGCACACGTCAGACCGTTGATGTAGGCCGCATTGATGATGTTTGAGCGGATCTCCGCAGCATTCAGACGGGCGGTAGCGATGGTGCCTGCCGTAATCTGCGAGGCATTGATGTTGATGGCACTGACGGTGTTGGCGGACAGCTTCCCCGTGAATATGCCGTTTGCATCGATGTAGGTCAGCTTGTTTGACCAGCCCTCTGTATTGGCTTTCGAGGTGATGGCATCCGCCACGGCACGGGCATCCGTACCGGCTTTCTTGGCATCGGCAATGGAGGCGTTCAACGTAGTGGTCAATGCAGAGATTTTACTGTCCGCATCTTTGCCTGCCTGCGTGATGGCTTCGCTTTTTTTCGTGTCAGCATAACTTTTGGCCGAGTTCAAAGCCGCATCGGCCTTACTTTGGGCGGTAGCGGCAGCACTGTTGATGGCTTCGCTTTTCTTGGTATCGGCATAGCTCTTGGCGCTGCCCAATGCCGTGTCCGCTTTACTTTGGGCAGTAGCGGCGGCAGCGTTCAAGGTCTCTGTTTTGGCTTGCTGGATGGCGTTGGTCCAGTTCAGGCTGACACCCGCACCGAACGTGATTTTGCCGGTTACGGCATCATAGCGGACAAACTGGTCGCCGTAACCGAGCTGGACGTTGCCGCCGTTGTCCAAAAGAAAGGTTTTGTATCCGTTCCTGAATCCGCAGATCCCGTCGATGGTTTCGGTGGCAATACTGCCCGAAGCGGTTTTCGTACTGAGGGCAAAACGGCCGATGGCGGTACCCGTAATGGTTCCGTCCGTGTTCTTCACACCGGCAAAGAGTTTCGGCGTGATGACGGTATGGCTGTCGATGAGCGTTTTACCGGTATTCCATTCTCTTACCCAGTCCAGCAGGTTGGCATCGGCACCCGTTGTGCCCGGCACTCCAGCTTTTGCTTTCGACCAGACGAACGACAGGCGGTAAACCGTCCCCGCGATGGTAACGGGAATATCCAAAGAACCGTGGTCGGCAAGGGTCGCCGTTTCGGAGGCAACCGTATAGGTCACTGTCTTCCGGCTGTTATCCACTGTAATGGAGGAAAAACCCGTCGGCTTGATAATCGCTCCGATGGTAAAGTCCTTGTATTCCGAATCGCCCAATACGACCTTGATGGTCGAGGTCAGGGTAACGGCAGAAAGTAACTTCCCAGAATGGTCTGCGGGAAAGACGTATTCCCCGAGCGATTGGCTGATCGTGTAGGAATCCTTCTGTATGTAAAGCGTGGTTTGCCCACGGGCGATAAGTTGTCGGCTGCTCATACGTTTTGTTTGTATAAGAATAGCCGTATGTGTGGGCAATGAGTTTATAGACGAGATTGGTTATCTCATATTGCCTACATGAGCACTTCACAGTTGAATACCGCCTTGCGCCATACATCCTCCCCTGTAATCCGCAGTGTACGTCCCCAATGTTCCTCCGCATTCCAAAGGGCGTCGCTCTCGGCATCGTCGCTGATACGACTCCAGAGAAAATGTTCATCGGGAATCCGGTCCGTGATTTCCGTTCCTGCTTTGTAAAGGCGGGCGCGGAGCGTCGTCTCGACCATGTGGTTGCGGAAAACGGTACCCGAATCGGACTCCACATGCAGAGAATAGCTGTCACTACCGTCGTATTGTTTGGAGACGGTATGGGTGGCATGATACGACGTGCCGGAGGAGCGGACGACGAAGCGGAGTGTCAGCACGTTCCGCCCTTCCCAGCCGGGAAAGTCCGGCGTGAGCGTGTAAACGGATGAGTTCCCTCCGGTGTCTTTCCACCCACCGTCTGCGGCAAGGTATTCCCAACGGCAGGAATCCGCTGTCAGGTTCTGCGCCGTGCCGGTCAGGAGGATTTCCGCCGGGTCGCAGAGATTGTCGGAAACGGCATCGGGATAGTGAAACACCGTACCGCCCTCGACGGTGACGAAACGGGGTCTCATCTGTTCCTGCATCTCCTCGTCCAAATCCTCCCAGCGGATGGTGACATCCTGCAAGATGATGGAATCTTTGTTCCAGCGGAAACGGCCGCCGGAGAAGTATCCGCTGCCGTCGGGGTTGATGACGAACGAATCGTTGCCTGCACGAATGGAACCGTCCGGCTCTAATCGTAACAGGGGGTGCTGGATCGTGCCGCCCACACCGCCCCGGCAGAACCATGCCCCGTATTCGTCGGTCTCGTTCAGGGTGTCGTCCGTGGGTTGGTATAGCGTTGGAACGCTCCCTTTTTCGAGTTGTGGTGAACTGAAAAACCAGACCACCCGGTTCTCGGTGCGGAAATCGATGCAAAGGTCGCTACCGGGGACAGGCTCGATGTCGAAGGCCACATGTACCCGTTGCCAGGATTGGGGCATTATAAGGCAGGCAAGCACCTTTCCCCCGTGAAGAATATCGAACGAGGTCTCTTGTTTGGACGGGCAATAACACCAGAACGAGAGACAGTAACGCTCGCCCGCGTGTTTCTCCGCCCATACTTCTTTCTGGCACAGCAAGGTCCCGCCGCTAACGGGAAGCAGGATATTTTTCCCGATACCGCTCGGAGAGTGGGACGAAAGACGGACGACCGTCGTGGTGAAATTACCGTTCAACGAGTCGAGGATGCAGTTTTTGTGAATGCGTCCGGCATAGAAGGTGCTGCCGAAACCGCCCTCGTCACCGGCGGTCAGCGTACCGGCTACATGGACGTCCCGCGTGGCGTAGAGACGCTGGAAGTAAGCCCCGTAGCCTTGCAACATGCCGAACAGCGGGTCGGCAATTCCCGTGATACGTCCGATACGGATTTTGGCGGCTTCGGCAAAGGAGGCAAGGTGTTCTGACAGGCAGACATTGAGGTCGCCGACCTCGCACCAGTCGCCCGGGTCAAGATGCCCGGAAAGGTCGAAAGCCAGTACGCGGGCATATTCCGCAGGAAAGTCCACCGTAATCAGGCTCAACCGGTATTGCCACTCGGTCGTAACGTCCACGGTGTCCTGCCCGTCCGTCTCCGTGCCGTCGGCATACCCGAAGCGCAGCGGCACGGCGGACAACGCTTTGGAGGCACGGATACGGAAGGAAATGACTAAACGCTGGGGGTGGGAAACGGACCGGGAAAACGGAATCTGCAAACCGCCTGAAGCTGCCGTCTGATCGGCAGAACGGGTGATTCGGATAATCCGGCTGGCCGGGCCTTCCGAGGGAAGATAATGATAGCTCCATGTCGCATTGTCACTGCAACCGAATGCGGCAAGCGATGCGGGGCGGTACAAGGAACGTCCCGTCCCCATGCCGTCGATGACATCCATGTACGGGGCTTCTTCGTCCGAGGCGGTCAGGTACATGGCACCGCTGCGCCGTTCATCGGTCAGGCTCGTGAGACGCACGAAATCCAGCAGTTCACCGTCACGGGGCTCGTCGCCCTCGATGAGCGCACCGATGAAATACGGCGATGACGCCTCCTTCCCGTCAGGCAGCAACACGGAGTCCTCGCCGGTGGCCAGTACGACCATCAGGCTGTAAAAGGTCTGTGCGCCGTCCACGTACTGGCGGCGCACGACATCTCCGGTGTGCAACCCCTGCCGTTTCTTGGAACCGGGGTCGATGCGTATCTTGAATCGGGAATATTCGTTTAGGGCCATAGTCGGATTTACAGTTTTTCGACACTGTCCCCCGAACAGGTATCGGTTACCCACAAGGCTCCGTTGGTCGCCGAGGAACGCTGCACCTCCAACTCGTAAAGCCGCATCCGTTTCCGGACGGTCAGTTCGTCGAAGGTCGCCGAGATGCTTCCCGTCGTTCGGTTGCGCAGGATCGCCCAACCGGTACCGGCCATGCCGGAGGTGAATCGCTCCGAGGAGAGACTGCCGTCGAAGTAGGCGTTACCGCTGTGACGGATGCCGTCCTTGACTTGTCTGAGACAAATGTCGTCGGTAAAGAATAGCCCCTCTGCCGTAAGACGGGTGAAGCTCCCGTCGATACCGATGTGTCCCGTGACCTCGACGGGATTCAGGGCGACGATAAAATCCCCGAATGTGCCGATGCGCAGGGAGCTCGAAGTTCGGTTTAACGGAGCGTAACGGCTGGTGGAGGGTGCATGGAACAATAGCGTAGCAATCTGTTCGTATTGACCGCCGGGAGATTGGGTGTGGTCGCTGCGGGAAACGAAAGCCAGCATGTCGTTCTCTCCGGTCAGATAACAGCCGCCCATGCTCCCGAAACGCAGTCGCTTATGGATGACGATGCCTTCGTCCTCGCTGTCGGTGCGGTACGAGGAGAGCAAGTCCCCGCCGTAGTTGTGCCGTACCCGGATGGAGTCGGGAAAGTACGCCGCCCCGTATGGGGAAAGGAGGACATGTTCGCCGTCGATGTCCGTGAGGTTCGACATCAACCGGATTTTAACCGTGCGGTCACCGCCTACGAGCAGGTCGCCGTCGGCACCCTCCAGCCGGATGTCGCTCGCACCGGAACCTTTGAGTACGGTAACTCCGCTGATTCGCACGCCGCATCCGGCTGAAAAGGTAAGGTCGCTCAGACAGGATACGGTCTCCCCAAGAACAGAGAAGAGCATCCGCCCGCCGTCGCCCAACTCTACGCCCTGCAAGGCACGCAGCTTTCCGGAGAGTGTCGCCGCTCCCGAGACTTCGAGAGAACCGGCGACGGCAGCGTCGTGCATCGACCAATCCACAGTGGGAAGGTTGGCGTTACCGCCGTGATAGACTTCCCGCCCATGAATGAGCAGGCTGTCCGAAGTCAGGAGCACTCCGTTTTCTTTGGATTCGCCCAACAGAATGCTTCCGGTCAGGGAAAGGGCGGCATCGGCGAAATCGACCCGTTTCCCGCTCAGGTAAATCGTGTTGGTAGCCTGCTCGCAGCGGAGCGGCTGCATACCACCTACAAAGAGCTGATTGCCGCCGACGTGTATGTCGCCTGTCAGGCGGATGCCGTAGGTGTAACCGATGACGTTTCCCTCGTCATCGCTTTGTGGGGTGCGGTACGTTTCCAGCAGACGACGGTTGTCGATACCGGCGGTAAAGCCGTAGTCGGCACATAACAATCCCTGCATGTCACCGCCGCTTTTGGGCAGATAGCCTGCCCAGCTACCCGTACCGCCGCCCTCCCCGGAAACGCCGGACGAAATCGCCTCGGCAAATCCGTAAGCCGTGTTGTGCAGACGGATGGACGTGTCATCACCTTCCTCCACACCGTAGGGATTGTCTTCGCTCTTACGCTCCTGGGCGTTGAAGAAGGTCTGGTATAACTGGCGGTAGAGACTGTAACACAGGCTCTGCGGATCAAGACCGCCGATGCCGGGATGAAGGGTGACGCTCATTTGGTATAGGAGGTTTTGGATAGGAATTTCTGAATCTTGGAGGTCAGCGAGAGGAAGTTGGGGAAGTTCAGCGGCTGCATGGTTCCCATAAGCGTAGGCGTCATGATCTTGCTGCACTCCGTCAGGAAGTCCAGCATGAGCTGCGCCAACTCGTTCCCCAAAACAAGCGGCTCGGTGGCGTTCTCGTCGCCGAGCGTCACTTTGTTATCCGCTACGGCAACGGTCGTGGAATTTACTTTCTGCACGATTTTGTCGGCGGTCTGTCTGACTTCCGATTTATCGACAGTCTGCGCAATCTCTTCCGCACCCTGCACGACCGACGACTCTTTGCCGCTGTCGTTCTTGACCGTTGCCGTGATACCTTCGGCCGTGTAGCTGGTATGAGCTTCGTTTCCGGTCGGTTCCAGTTCGTCGTAGTCGGGCGAAGAGTCGCTGTCGGGGTCGAGGGCTTCGGTTTCCGTCATGCCGATACTAACCTCCGAATGCGCCTCCATGCGGATGGTCTCGGCATGGGAGTAATTGACGATATAGGCATGGCGGGTGGCGGCGTCCAGTACGATGGTCACCTCCGAAAAAAGGGTCGGCACGATGAGAAAACCGCCCTCGTTGTTCCGCGCGGCGGCCAACAGGACCCCTTTGTGGATGATACCGCCCGCCGAGGCCGTCTCATCGGGATATTCGCCCACGTCCACCGTTCCGCCGTAGTCGGCGAATTCTTCATCACCGGGGTCGTCGTGTATCTTGGCCACATACCCGTGAATCATGCGGGCGGTACCCACACCGCCCATGCCGCCCGGAGCCATCTCGATACGCTCGATACTGCGCCCCAGTGCGATTTTGCGGATCGCCTCCTGTATCATCCGCCGGTTGTTGTCCTGTGAGTTATGCTTTGTTTCCATAGGTTGTCGTTGTTCCTTTGATTTTATGCGGTATCGTGATTTTCTGCCGATAGCCTCCCGTCCCGAAAGTGGTCGTAACCTCCTCGACGATGTAGGTGCCGTTCTTGGTCGGGTTCCGGTCATCGATGAGTTCCACCTGACAAGCCGGATATAACCCGAAATCCCCGAAGAGCGTCACCGAACCGCTGATGCCGTTCAGGTTGTAGCTGCGGAAGTATTCGATGGCCTCCTCAACGAGCTTGTCGGAGTTGATTTTCATGTTCGGCGACATGTAGGGTACGATGGTGTAGGTCGAAAGGTCCACTTTCGTGCGGGTCTGCGCACCGCTGGCCGTGGTGTTGCCCGTCACCTTGTGCGTCTTTTTGCTGATTTGCGTGGCGTTCACGGTCTGGAATTCCTTGCTGCCGGAAACGTTCGGGTCGTAGTCGGGATTCAGGCGCACCGTCACCTCGAAGAATTTCTCATCCGAGCCCAATGCCTTGGCCTGCACGGCAAGGAATTTCGGGTCGGTTTTAAGCACTTTCAAATCCGACGAGGCCACGTGCGTGTCGAAGCGGATGCGGAAAGGACCGGATGCACTGTCTTCCGGAAACCGGGGCTGGCTCTTGGCGGAGGAGTATGGGCGGCCGATGGCGATGGCAGGCATCTGATCGGGACTGTTCTCGTCGTATTTCAGAAAGCAGTAAATGCGGTAGCGGCTCCACGCCGAAAGGATGTCGGCCACGGTGAAGTTGTCGGTGATTTTGATTTTCCCGATCTGGATGTCGAACCGCTTGGTCTCGGAATGCAGCTTGAACCCGGTATCTTTCAGGATGTCGTATTTGCCCTCCATCACGTCGTTCACGCTCGTGCCCGATGCCGGTGTCTCGAACTTGGGAGCCTGCTTCAGTTTGAGTTTGTAAGCCATATTTTCGCATTTCAGCTCGAAACTGCTCTCGGTGTTGTAGCCGGTGATGTATCCGTCGAACATCGTGCGCAGCATTCCGTTATATCCCAAGCGGATACGCACCCGTTGCCCGATTTTGAAGGTCGTGGCGTCCATCGCCGAGTAGCTGGTGCGCTTCTCGATGACCACGCCGTCCTGCATGACCTCGGTGGTTATCCGGCCGGCGTCCTTGCCTTCGAGGGTGGCCGCGCCGACGATGGTGGAGCGGAAGACGGTGCCCTTGGGGAAACGCACGGTCGCCGTACCGATGAGTTTCTTGTAGGTCTCGACTATTTCGACCTCCTGCACCTCTGTGAGCGTAATGGGGTTCTGTATCGCCATCGGATTCCCCAGGTCGGGATCGCCAACGGTAATCCGGCAGCACAATACATCGAGCGGTGCTACAGCCATAGGTTGTTCAATTTAAGGATGGAGGTCGGGTCGATGACGTCGGTGCCGAACCGTACCCACTTGATCCATTTGTTCGTATGTTCGATAGCTTCGTCCACGACCTCCGCATCTTTGGAAATCAGCTCCACGGCCTCGGAGGGTTCCACCGCCACGCATTGCAAGGTATAGGGCTGCACGTTTCGGTATTCGGCGGTTGGAAGCGAGTAACCCAGAATGATAAGTTGCGATATTTTCAACTGCCGCAAGATGGTGTTGTCGCAGTCGATGACACCTTTGTACTGGACGATTTTCAGGAACTTCGACAGCTCGGCCTCCGGGTACACGTCGGGATATTTGCTGGTTATCCGACCGTTTACGGTAAATTCCAGATCTCCGCCCGAGATAAACTCCTTGCGGGTGTAGTCGCGACCCTGCACCGTGGTCAGTACGATGTTGTTCTTCGAGGAGAGCTGTACCTGCGGACCCAAATCGACGAAGGTAATCAACCCGTATTTGCTGTTGGGCTCGACTTTGCCGCTTTCTTTGTCGTAGTAGGTTCCCTCACCGCTGATTTTCAATTCGATGTAGTCTGCCACCGTGCGGCCCACGATGCTGTCTGTGTAGTTTTTCTTCTCGGCGACGGCTTGCTGCTCCTTAATGAGCTGGTAGTATTGTCCCGATTTGTTGACGATGGCGCTCTGCGACTGGGTTTCGAGGTATTTGTCCCGCTCTTTCTGTTCCCAGTATTTGATATAGCGGGGATAAGAGCGGAGCATGCCGTAAGCCGTCTGGCAGGCGAACTGGATGACGGCACGTTTCAGGATGTCGCTGTTCTTGGAGAAGTAGTGCACGGCACCGTCCTGAAACTCTGCGAGTCCCAGACCGATGGCGCGGCGGGCGGCATCGCTGATGTAGCCGCCCAGTCCGCCATGCGAGAGGATGCCGCCGCTCAGAAGCGTCGAGGCTCCTATGTTGAGTAGTCTGTTTGAAAATAGGTTCTTCATGTCGTTGTCTTTTCGTTAATCAACCGTTCCACGAGGCATCGAAGTCATGCACCACGTCGATAAGGGCTTGTGCCATCTGCTCCTTGAAGTGCTGGATCTCGGCAGTCTGTCCTTCTGGCGATTTGAGCAGGTCGATGGTTTCCACGCTCATCAGGTTGGTGATGTTGACGATGACCTGCTTGGGAGCCGCCGAAGATAACCGCCCCGTACCGGAGTAGTTGCCGCCCGCGCCACCGTCATCGTCTCCTATGTTCGTGATGCGGTTGGCGTTGAACGGTGAGGTGTCGTTCGAGTCTGGCTCGTTGGCGTAGAGCGCAGCCGAGAAGCCCGCTTTGCGGAGGATGTTCTCCGCAGCCTCCGCAGAACCGCCGAACACCTGACGCAGGGTGCCGGAAAGGTTTACCAACAGATGGTGCACGCGCTGCCGACCGGCCAGCATCTCCTGACGCTCCTTGTCGGTAGCTTGTGCGTTCAAAGCCTTCTGTACCCACTGCCCGTCTTTGTTCTGCGTAAAGCCGCCACGGGCCAGCTCGCCATAGTCGAATCCCGACTTCTCGATCAAGGCACGGGCACCTGCCATGCTCTCGATGGCAGCGAGATAACCTTGTGCCGCCGTGGTAATGTGTTTCACGGTGGTGCTGTTCTGGTAGGCGGCATAAGTGGGTGTATAGGCGGCCGCTATTTCCGGCAGGTTGCCGAGCGCACGGGTATAGACAATCTTGCCGTTATACTCAGACCAGTAAGGTTTGTCCAGACCGAGTTTGTTTGCGGCTTCGGCCGCCGTTACCGCCTGCTGGCCGTATTTCAGGGCGATGTTCCCGATAAAGGCACGGACCTCCAATGGGTCGGACATTTTGCCGAACTCGGCGTAGGCGGCGTTCAGACGCGACTGGCTGTCACGGCGGGCAATGGCAGTAATGGCCTCGCGGCTGTCGTCCTGCCGGGCATCTTCGGGACTGTACACGTCGTTGATCGTAATCATTCCTTCCGATGCACCGACAGCGAAACTCCCAGCCCAACCGGACCACCAGTTTTTGGTAAAGGCTCCGATTTTGTGTCCGCTGCTTTCCTCGATGGTCTTGCCGGTAGTCAGGTCGTCTACCGCCTTTTTGGTGTCTATGGCCTGCTGGTAGGTTTTGTGCAAGGCCGCATACAGGTCTTCGATGACCGGATAGCGGTATTTCTCGTTGGCGGTAATGTCTTCCAACACGGCATCCTTGGCTTTCTTGATCTGCCATGTCTTGTAGGCGACCCAGCCCAACGCTCCCACCAATGCGGCGATACCGGCCGTAGCGGCAACGGCGGTCGTGCCGATGGCACTCAGGGAACCGGCGGCACCGACCAACCCGCCGCCCGTAGCGACTTGCGAGGCGAACAGCGAAGAGAATCCGGCTCGGGCGGCAAAAGAACCAGCGCCACCTTGCAGCAAAGCACGCCCCATCGCGCCCTTTCCGCTGACTCCGGCTGCCTGCAAGGCTGTGACAAGGGTCCGTTTGTTGGCAAAGGAGAGAGCTTTAATACCTCGGGCACCGGTCAGGCCGGTCAGACCGGAAACCAGTTCGGCGATGGAGTTACCGGCGGCCTGTTTGCCGATAAAGCCGACCGCGACGCCGACATTGGTCAGTGCTCCGGCAAGTTTGAACAGCCGCGTGGCGACAAAGCCCGTGAACAGAACTGGCTCGATCCAGTAAAAGTTGCGGGTCATCCACGAAGCGAAGTTGCCCAGCACGGAGAGCAGGCTCATGACACCCTGTCCGATGGAGGCCAAACCGCGTGCGAACTCTCGGGAATTGAATTTGGAGAGGAAGTCTTTCAACGTACTGCGGATGACCGGCTCGATCAATTCGTATCCCTGCATGAAGGATTCCGTGAGCTGGGAGGTCATCTGGTACCACAAGCCTTTGGTCGTGTCCTGCTTTACCTGTGCCAGTTCGGAAGAGATGCCCTGCGAGGCGCGGTTCTGCGATGCGAGCGTGCGGAGCTGTGCGTAGTTGCTGACGAACATCATCGCGGCATTGCCTCCGATCTTGCCGAAGATGGTCTGCATGTCGGCCATCGTCGCCCCCTTCTTGTTCAGGTCCTCGAAGATGTCGGCCAGCGGACGCAGTTTTTCCACCTGTTTGCCGTAGATGTCTTCCATGTGCGTGAACTTTACACCCAGACGGTCCAACGCCTCCCGCGTCTCCTTGGTGGGCTTGGCGAAACGGGTGGACATGGCTCGCAGAGCCGTACCGGCCATTGTGCCCTTGATACCCATGTTGCCGAGGACACCGATGGCGGCGGACGCCTCCGTGAAATCGACTCCCGACAGACGCAGGTAACCGGCAGCCATCTTGAAGGATTCGGCCATCTCGATAATGTTCACATTGGAGCGCGAGACGGTAGAGGCCAGAATGTCGGCCACCGAACCCATGCTGGTGTTCTTGATGTTGTAGCCGGTCTGGATGTTGGTGGCGAGGTCGGCGATCTGCGAGATGTCGTTGTCCCCGATGAGCGCAAGGTTCGTAATCGGGCGGATCGATTCGTTGATGGTCTCGATGCCCATACCGGCCATGCTGAGGAATTTCACCGCACCCGCCACTTCGATGGCCGTGAACTTGGTTTCGACACCGATGCGGCGCACGTACCGGGCCATCCGGTCGAAACGCCCCTCGAAGGTTGCCAGGTCGGAATCGGCAACCCGAAGAATCGAGTGTGCCGACTGCATGATGTTGGAATACTCGACGGCCTCCGTGAACTGCGTGCGCAGAAAATTGTAGGCCATGTAGGCGTTGAGCATCCCGGCCATCGGGAGGTTCCGCCACGACGGAGCCTTGGAATACTGGATACGGTTGATAGCCGCACGGCGTTTGCTACCGTACACGGAATCCTCGAATGCCGCCTGACGGCGCATGGAAGTCACCGCACTGGCTGCGTTGCGCCGCCGCTGGGTCTCCTCGGCCTGACGGCGACGTTTTTCCGCATTGAGTTCCTCACGGCGGGTACGCTCGGCTATCCTGCGCACCTCCCGGTCGGCACGCACACGTTCGCTGTCCCGCTGGCGTGCGGCACGCTCGGCAGCACGTATCTCCGACATCTGGCGGAAGGTTTCCACCTGCAAAGCCGCTTTTTCTTTGGCCTGCTGCATGCGCTGACGGTTCATGGCCTCATCAGCATAAAGTCGCTTGCTCAAGCCGGCCTGCTCTTTGTCGGAAAGTACGGCCGCTGCGACCGGAGCATACGGAGGTCGCACAACCGAACCGACAGGAACGGAGGTTGCGGGAGCTGCCGTGTTCAAATGCAGCGTCATGGTGGCGGCACCCCGGATATTGCCTAAAAGCGTGAGAATCTCTTGCAAGCGTAGCCGGGCCGTGTCGGTCTTGATATTCACCTCCCGGCCTTTTTCCAGATGAGCGAGAGCCGAGTTGATTTTACCGATGGAGCGGGTAACCGTCCGCTGGGTGTCCATGACGCTCTTGACGGCAGAGGCGGCGTTCTTTTTCGCTTCTGCCTGTTGTTCCTCCAGTTTCTTTTTTCCAACCAGTTTATTGGTCTGGTTGCGGAGCGCACGGCCGTCGATTTTCTCGCCGGGATTGATGGTCAGCTTGATGCCCTGCGTCAGCTCTTTGATTTCGGTCAGCAGGTTCTTGACCCCTTCCAGCCGTTTCTCCGTCTCGCCGGTCCGGATTTCCAAATCGAAGTTGAAATCTTTCTTCTTGCCGTTCTTCCCCCGGAAGGTCTTCTCCACGGCCTGCATCATCTCGTTGATGTTGGTGACGACCGGTGCAAAGCTCACCCGACCCTTGCTCAGTTTCTCGACGGCATTGGCAAAGGCGGTGACCTGCTCGGTTCCTTCCGTGGCATTGACCTTTATCTCGTAATATACTTCGTAATTCTGCGCTTGAGCCATGAAATTAACGTGTTTACATCCGTTGAAAGAATAGTCCTTTTCGGTTGTCGGGGACTGAAAACGAAAGCCCCGCAGACGTAAGGGCTGCGGGGCTCCGGCAAACGGATCAGACGGCAGGCTGTTGCAAGGTCAGCCGGGATACGAGTACTTGCTGGTGAAGCCACAAGGCTTCTTCGGACAGCATGGCGAACTCCTCGTCTGTAATGGCATCGAGATCGACACCCGGAAAGTAGTGGCGGATATAGATCAGCCGTTGACGAATCCGTTGGTCGTCACGTACTGCCCAGGTGTCGATCAGTTTACCAGCAGGCTCTGACGGGTGGTAATGATCTCCGAGAGTTGCGACATCAGGCCGAAGAGGAACAGCGACTCGTTGTCCACCAGCTCCTTGTCGCCGTCGAGGAAGCAGTCGCGGGCGAGCTGACGCATGGCGTTCACCTCGTCTTTTTTCGATGCCGCCATGAACTTCGAGAACTGCGGGAAGGTCGGCTCGCCCATGTAGGCGACGTAGAACTCCTTCTCGTCGCAGTCCGTATCGCCGAACACGACCATCGGATAGACTTTGCGCACCTTTTTCTCGGCTTTCAGCGCGGCCGCTTTTTCTTTGATCTGAACTTCCTGTTCCAGCGTAAGATTCTTATCTTCCATTTCTGCGTGATATTTGGTTACAAAAAGGAATAGCGGCTTTATCGCTTCAACGGGTGTAAATCGGGAAAATATTTCGATAAAATGCAGAAGTTGGAAAGATATTGCTTATATTTGCAGAAAATCTACATATAACGACGATATTATATGATTATTCAGTTCACAGTTGAAAATTTCCTTTCATTCAAGGAGGCTGCGACACTTTCTTTGGCGGCTTCGGCTTTGAAGGAAAAACAAACCTCGTCGGAGGACATCGTTTTTGAACTGGCCGGAACGAATCTTTCTTTGCTGAAAAGTGCCGTTGTGTACGGAGCCAATGCCAGCGGAAAGTCCAACCTGATAAAGGCTCTTGATTTCTTCAAGTGGTTTGTCATCAATTCGTCCAAAGGCGTGCAGTCAGGCGAGCGCATACAACAGGTGGAAAGTTTTCGTCTCAATCGCAGTACGGAGAATGAACCCAGCTATTTCGAAGCCGTCTTTGCTGATGAACAGTCTCAGTATCGGTACGGTTTCGAAGTGGATGAAAAACAGGTTTACAGAGAATGGCTTTACCAAAAGAGCAATAAGAAAAAAGCCAAGGAGGTAGAGTTATTTCTGCGCAATCGGGATAAGTATGAATTGCATCCGAAATTTGCCGTCGGGAAAGAGGTGGTTGCTAAAAGGATGGTGCGCGACAATGCACTGCTGTTGTCCGTAGCCGCGCAATTCAATGAAACCGTTTCAGTGGAAATCATGGACTGGCTGGCCAACACCACCATCGTGCTGGGCAGCAGCGATGAACGTATATGGGAAATGGCAACCCGGCAAATCGATAATCCCGAGATGAAGCAGCGTATTGTCGAGTTTGCCCAGTTTGCCGATTTCGGAATAGACGACATCCGCAAAGTGGATAATACGGTCATCAGTTCGCACCAGCAGTATGATGAGACGGGAAAGGCCACGAAAATGGTCACTTTTCCGTTCCGGAAAAATGAGTCGGAAGGTACGATCAAGTATTTTTCATTGGCCTATCCGATTATCGATGCGTTGGATCACGGCAAACGACTGGTCATCGACGAGTTCGACTCGAAGATGCACCCGCTGCTGACCTGTAAAATCATTGCGCTCTTCAACTCTCGACTGACGAACTCCAAGAATGCACAGTTGATTTTTACGACGCATGACACGAACCTGCTGAACGCAAATCTGTTCCGCAGGGATCAGGTGTGGTTTACTCAAAAAGATTCGCTGGGAGCGTCGGAGTTGTACTCGCTGGCAGAGTACAAAGTACGCAACAGCGCGCCTTTCGAGAAAGAGTATCTCATGGGGAAATATGGAGGTGTGCCCATCGTCGGCCAATTCGAGCGTTTGTTTGACCAGAAAGAAGAGACGGAAGATGGCGCGGATGAATAAACGAGACCCACGAGCAGCCCGGAATCTTCGACGGGTAAGTTTTGTCCGAGAGGTCAAGCAAACCTTTCTGATCGTATGCGAGGGTGTGAATACCGAGCCCGACTACTTCAATGCTTTCCGTCTGACATCAGCCAACATTAAGGCTGTCGGACAAGGCATCAATACGGTCGGCCTTGTACAGAAAGCTCTTCGGATAAGGGAAGAAGAACGGAAGAAAGGCCGGGACTATGACCAATGCTGGGTAGTATTCGACAAGGATGATTTTCCAGATAACGATTTCAATCGTGCAATAGCATTGGCTCAAACTGGCGGTATGAAGGTAGCATATAGCAATCAGGCATTTGAATATTGGTTCCTGTTGCACTATAACCTGTTTCAAGGGCCGATGCACCGAAACCTGTACGCCGAGAAGCTGAGTGGGTTGCTGGGGGTGGCATACAGCAAGGAAGCCGGATTCGCAAGTCAGCTATTTCGTGTGCTTGCAGACAAACAAGACCAAGCCATCCGGAATGCCAAAGCCATCATGCGCCAAATGGAGAACGTCCCGCCGGCACAGGCGGAATCATCCACAACAGTACATCTTCTTGTCGAAGAGTTGAACAAATACATATAACTGCCAATACGAAAACAATCGCTTAACAATCAACTTATTATCAATAAATTTGCATCATTATCATGGCTTGTGATAATGATGCAATGTTTTTGAATTTACGATCCTCGGAAGAAATGATGCCGTACAAACTTACCGCACTTTTGAAAATTTGCGGTGAGTTTGTACAGCCCTCAGACAAAGATGGAATAAGTCATTACTTTAATAAAACGGCTGAAATCGAAAAATATCGCCGCTGTATGCAGGAATTTTACATACAGCGGCGATATGATTAGATTTTTACCAATTTACCTTCAATGCCGCAGCGTTCCAGCACTGCGGTATTTTCTTTGTCGAAAGCAATCAGGCAGGACGGAGCGCCTGCTGTGCCTCCCGGCTCTCCTGTCACGTGATAGAAACTCAGCCGTCCTTTAATAAACAAGATGGAATCCGCATTCTGAAACACCAGCTCATGGAATAACCTTGTGTCTGTTCGTGCAAAAGTCAAAGCAATAGCATTGCGGTGTTCCACGCAACGCCTGATAAACTGTACGATGAGTGCCGTATCATACGGAGGATTGCAGAACACGCGCCCGAACCATTGCTGTTTGAGTCCGTCATTTTCAATGGTATAATGGTGAGCCGCTGTATTCCACGGTCGGTTCACGGGAGCGCAAGGGTCCAAATCGAACGGCCCCAACCGCCGCAGAATATGTGGCGGTGTGAGCCATTCGTTTTTCCCTGTCGAGGATTTTCCTTCAAAAGTTACATCCATAACCTCCTAAATAGTATCCCCGTCTCCGATTTGGATATCGAACGGATTGAGGTCGAATTCATGAACGATATTTGTATCATCCTGCTGGCTCTCCATGCCGTCCTCGCTGAAGATACAGCCTTTCAGCGTGACGGTAGTGGTCGTCCAGTCATCGCTGGCCATCGGGTTGGCGAACGAGATGATCAGGTCGAACTCTCCGATGTCCATCAGACTGCCGTAGGTCGAGCGTAAAGTCTGCTGCGTGGCATAGTCCATCGTGATGCTCGCCGTGTAGGAGATGTTTCCAAAACCCCGGCTGACCGGTTTCCCACCCAGACCGTAGTTGGGCTCGATTTTGCGTTTCTTGCTCCATTTGATACCCGAAACGCCTTCGAGTACGGTGGAGCCTTCCTCGATTCCCAAAGCCGTACTGGCTAAGGTAATCATCGACCAAGAGTATGCGACGTTGTTTATGATTGCCATGTTTATATCTATTTAGCGGTTAGTGATAAGCCTTCCTCGACATAGATTTTCACGGCCACACCGACCGGCACGATGACATAGCTGATGCGCAGCGTATCGTCCACCAGTACATTCTGGTTAGGGTCGATGGTCACGGCATAGCCGCTTATCTCCTGCGCTGCCTGCATCTTGGCCAGTATATCACCGATCAGGGTCTTGAATGCCGTGATTTTCGAGGGTGCGAGAAAGCCCGTTGCAGGGTTCACCATCAAGGGGCTGTGCAAGTACGGCAGCAAGGCTTCGCGCACGGCACGGCGGCTCTTGTTGATGGTACGGTTGCGGGCGATGGTGCGGTAGTCCCCGTTCGAGCAGGTCTGGTCTTTGGAGATGTAGATGCCGTTCTCCCGACCCGAATACTTGATGGGGAAAATGTATCCCTTGTCATCCAGTTCGTCCAGCAACACCGGCGACAAAGATTCATAGAGGTTGGTCGATACGAATTCGTCCTCAGCATCGAGCGTGAGGTCTCCGAACCCGAGCTCGATCTGCTGGAAGTCGTCGGCAAAGAGGTTGAACTGACGCACCCAGGCGATGGACTCGTGAACGCTTGCCTTGGCAAGGGCACCCATGACAGCACCCAGAAAACCGACCGGCGTATGGTTCGGGTTGCGGTACTGGATTGTCGCGTTCTGGTCGTTTCGGGCCTGTCCGAAGATGACGCTGGTGCGGGACGATTCGCAGATAGCCGACGGAATGCGGTTCAGGTCGATGACCTTCGCCTCTTCCGTGTCGCCGCCCGTGTTGGCGGGGTTGGCACACAGCACCACTGACAGGGGCTGGTTCAGCTCGGCTAAAGCCACCGCCTTGTCGTTGATGCCTTTGACGAGGTTCAGGTTGTATTTCTCCTGCTCGCCGTTGAGCTTCCACAGCGGCTGCTCGGTCCAGATACCCACCTGCGAGATGAGTCCGTCTGCGGCACGCTGCATCACGTCGAGAGCATCCCAGTTCTCGGAGCAGTCCGCGAACATGACGTACAGCCGGCCCGGTCCGTCGATGTTGCCACTCATGCGGAAGAACTCGCGGATGTGGTAGGCCGGAATGCCGAACAAGAAGTTTTCGTTCGTCTCTTCGTCAAGGTCGCACGCGACACGCTCCTTGATGCCGAAGTCCTGCACGGAGGATTTACGGCTGGTGATGCAGATGACATCGCCCGGTGCCACGTTCGCCTCGTTGCTTTTCCCATAGCCGGCGGTAAAAAGGTCGGGCTGCCCCGATACGTCGAACAGCAGGCCCGTGATTTTCTCGTTGCTTGCGGATGCGGCATACGGCAGATTGCCGTCCACATCCTTGATGATTACATTGCCTAATGCCATATAGCCTGCGTGTTATGATTTGTAATAAGGATTCTTGTAGAGGATGGCCTTGCCCCGGATGACCGGAGCGGTCTGCGGCGTGTACATGCTGCCGTCGGCATCGATGTAGAGTTCCTTGTAGTCGGGGAACTTTCCGAGGATGGACAACGCCGCAGCAGGAATCTCGGCCGCCGCTTTCGGTGCCTGTTCTTTCTTCGGGGCTTTCTCGGTCGCCGTATTTTTCTCTCCGGCCGCTGCCGTAGGCGCTGCTACTGCCGCATCCGGCTGGGTAGTATCTGTTTCGGGAATGGTCGTTTGAGTCTTTGCCATAGATATTGCGGTATGAAAAAAAGGGGGATGGAGTCTGGTGTCCATCCCCCGCACGTTGATATTCGATGATTCGGTAAAGGGTTATGCCGTTTTGGTGTAGGCCGTATGGACGACGATCTCGGCAGGCTTGACGATGTTCACGTCCATCTTCATGCGCATCTGGAAGAAGAAGAGCTCCGAGTTGGATTGCAGGCGGTCCACTTTGAGGACTTCGGCGTCGTTTGCGTAATCTACGCCCATCCACAGGTTGGAGTCCATTCCCGACGTGAAGTTGCCCATGACGATGGTATGCTCCGGCACGCCCGTAATCGGGATGATACGCTTGCCCTTGAAGCGGTAACGGTTCACCTCGCTGTTCTCGGAGTATTTCACCATCTTGTCGGTGATATACTGGTCGTAGGCGTCCCACGCTTCCCAGCCCATGACGATGCTCAGGCCCGAGCGCTTGCGGATCTGCTTGGGGCATTTCCGCCACATCGAGTAGAGGGCCGCCTCGACCGCAGCACCGTCCTTGAGCTCTGTCGTACCGGAGACGATGCACTGGCCGCCCGCAACGGTCTGGGCGTCGGTGGCGTTCACGTTGTCGATGATACGCTTGATTACGCCGTCGAAGTATTTCTCCTTACCGGCTCCGATCTGCACGGCGCCGGCGGGAGCCGTGATGCCTGCGGCGGCCGCACCGCCCTTGGCCGAAGTCCAGATGGCATTGCCGATGAACTCGTTTTTCTTGTCCATCAGAAGGCGCAGCATCGTGGCCTGCAACTTGGGGTCGAGCTCGCGGAAGACGAGGTTGCCCGTCGGCTGTGCGAATTTCCAGTACGCCTCGAAGTCGCGCGGGTTGAACTCCAAATAAACCATGAACTCGGCGGGTTCGAGGTGGCGTTCCGTGAACTGGTATTCGTTCTCGCCGTTCTCACCTTTGGCCCCGTGCGAACTCTGGGGCGTGGGTACGTTGTCCTGAATGATGTCTCCCAGCCGGATGGCGGGAAGAGTGTACTTGTGCTGGATGCCGGACTTGATGTGTATCAGCCCCTCACGGAAGGTGTCGTTGCCCTGCGCCGTGTAGGTGAGCAGGTCCTCCAATACCTCTCCGGCATAGCCATTCTGTAAGAAAGTTACTGTATCTGCCATTGTGTTAGTGATTTTCTGGGTTAGAATCTCGGCCGCGAACAGGGAGCATCGACTCAAAGCGGTAAACCACTTCCGGCAAATCAGTTTATGTGTATCGAGGTGGCGGGATGATACGTCTCCTGCCGGACGGGGCTATTGCAGTTTTTTGAAGGCGAAGTCCTTGCCCACGACGGCTTCGACCTGTTCGGCCATTTTCTGCCCGGCAGTCTTCAGAGCGTCGGCGGCTGCTTTGGCGTTGTCGGGGTCGGTGGCAATCTGCTCGCTGATTTTCTCGCGGGCGGGAATCGAACCGATGGTGTCCTGCACCAACTGGAAGTTCGTGGCGGCCATCTCTTTCCAGCCGGACACCGCGTCCGCCTCTATCTTGCCTTCGTCCACGGCTTTCTGCAAGAAGCTCTGGATGGCACTCGCTTTGGCATCGGCCTCTTTCTGCTCATAGACCTGCAACCGGGCAGTTACGCTGTCGAGGTCTTTCTGGAGATTGCCGATGGTGGCGTCCTTGCCGGCAATCACGGTCTTGGCATCGCTCAATGCCTTGTTCGCCTCGGCCAGCCGGGCTTCCACACCGGTCAGCTCCGAAATGCGGGAGAGCACGTCCTTGACTTCGTTCTTCTCCTGCATGCCGAGCGAGGCGACCACCGCGCTGTATTCCGGGGATAATGTTTTCTCTTCGTTCATGGGTCTCTGATTAAGTTTCGTATTAAGAATAGTGGTTTTCTCGCCCGACGGGTGATTTTCATCCTCGGGCGGCGTGATGCGGTTCATGACCGCCTGTATGGCCGCCGCGTCCGTGATACCCGACAGGTCGGCCCGCACCTTGTCCCGGAGCTGCTTGCTGGTCTTGAGCACATGGCTTTCGGGGATGATACCCGCCTTCACGGCTGCCGCAGCATCGAAGAATGTTCCGTCCTGTCCGGCTGCCCCGTCCATGATGTCCCTGACCTTTTCACGGCTCAACCCGAACCGCTTGCGGTAGATGGTCTCGATTTGCGTTGTAAAGGCTTTGACCAAATCGGATTGCTCCCCGTCGTTTTCGTCAGGCAGGAACGGGTTGTGAATCATCAGAATGCCGTAATCCCGCATGAACGACTTGTCCCCGGCGGCCCAGATGACGGATCCCATCGAGGCGGCCATGCCTTCGATGACGCATTCGGTAGGCACCGAGGCATTCTGGATGGCGGCATAGACCGTCATGCCGTGCAGAACCGAGCCGCCTTCCGAGTTGATGAGCACCCGGATAAGGGAGGGACGCACGATGTTCTCCAAAAAGTCGAACGCCTCACTGAAACGCCCGGCACTCTCTTCCGTGATGCGGCCGAAGAAGCGGATGGAAG